TCTACACCAGCTTGTTGTACGTTCGTTGGTCCTAAAAACTTTTTTATTCTCTTATGAAAGTTCTCCTCAAACTCATTGAGAAGATTTAAAACATCTTTCCTTGCTCCGTATTCGTCATTCATATTATGACCTTCATAATAATCTTTATTAATCATTATTTTTTCTATTTCTTAAATGATTCTCAATATCATTCATGAGAGCTTCATTATCATCTACTAGCTTTTCAGAACCATCAATCAATGGGTTTGCTGGAATCAATGGCATTATTATCTTAGTTGATTCTGCTATAATTGCTTTTCCAGGGCTTTTACTTTCCATGCTAGTATTCATGCTATCTATTAATCTTTGAGATTCAAGATTCATATTTTTACTTCTCTTAATCAAAGCATTGTCCTCAATCTTAGGCTTCTTTTCTAGCTCCTCATCTGGACCAAGAAGTTCATTCAACATGCCTCCAACATATTTATCAGAAATCCTTTGAGCTTTTCTAAATTTATTTTCAGCCATTGGTGGTGGTACATCCGCACCTTCTTCTTCTCCTTCTACTCCACCTTCGTCTCCAAGGTCAAGCTCATCGGCTCCACCCATTCCTCCACCGAAGTCACCTCCGCCTCCACCTCCACCGAGGTCTTCTCCTTCTTCTCCTTCAGCATTTTGAGCTGCCATAATTTCTTCAGCACCTTCAATTTCAAACTTCTCATCAAGGTCTTTAAATAATCCAATCTTCTTATACATTTCAACAGCACTATCAATTTCTGCAAATATTTTCTTCTCAACTTTTTTCTGCTTAAGAATAAGTTTAATTTCTGATTTAGAGAAACCAAGAATATTTTCCATAGCCCACACATAAGAAACTGGAGATGTTGCCTCTGCAGAGAACATTTCCTTAAACACTTCTAATCTTGCCTTCATTGTTTCCAATTTCAACAACTCTTGTTGTGTAGATGGATTTGTAAGCGTAAGTGTAAAGTTATCTATATCATCTTTAAATCCATTGAAATAAAGGTGAATGTTTGCAATTCTTTTAAGTTCAGCAAGTACAGCTTGTTGAATAGTGTTAATTGTTCTAGCAAATCTAAGGTCTTGCTGAGACAATGTTGAACCTCCTGGAAGACTCTCACCATAGTTCAAGTAGTTTTTAGGAACTTGAAGTGATGCAAATAATTTATTTTGTAAGTATTCAATATCTTGAATATCTCCAAGGTTAGATGCACCTGGAAGTGTTTCAATTCTTGATGACCTGTCAGCTCTCATTGGAATGAAATAATCCTCTGTTACATTCATTGGATTGTATTTCAAATTCATGTTACCACTCTTCTGGTCAACAATCGGTTGTTTCTTTAATTGTATCTGGAATTGTTGTACGAATTGTGCAACATCTGCATGCTCTAAGTTACCTACATCAATATAGAATACTCTCCTCTCTGGAGCTCTTGTAATTCTGTATACAAGCATAGAATCTTCTGCAAGTTGTAATTGCTTCCAAAGCTTTCTAGCTGGGTCAAGCATTGAACGTCCGTAAGGAAGTTTTCTTGTATCCTCAAGTAATCTAAAGTGAGCTACTTGCCAGTCTTCAAAATAATCTCCAGTCGTTTCCCATCTGAATCTTACGTTATCAGTTCTTCCTTCAAACCCTTCTTCTCTATGAATTTCTTCAGAAGGAAGAGCCATTACATCATAAATACCCTCGTCTTTATCAACGTGCAGGTGAAGAAAGAAATCTCCATACTTAAGTAAATCTCTAATCCAAAGTTTAAGTGCGAAGTCAATATCAATTCTATTGAAGAATAAATCTTCAAGAACTAATTTAACTCTTTCATTTTCTGAAAATATATCAAGAATTTTTCCCTTCTCTCCTCTAGTGATACACTCATCTCTAATAATGTTAAGAGCTGCTGCAATCTCAGGAGACATATCCATTGCTCTGAAATCCTGGTAGGCATTAATCCTATCGGTATCATAATAGATAGTTCTTGTGTAGAGGTCATGAGCAATTTTATTTACTTGCCAATCTAAGAACTGCTGTTGAACGTGTTCAATATTGTTTCCCTCTTTTGGGGCTGAAAGTCCACCTCCACCTCCAGTATTTTGTATTACACCTGGGTTTTCTACTCTAGGGGTTCTACGTTTATTCTTGTTAATAGCATTATTAACGTTACCGAATATGCTTAAATTTTGTTTATCGTCTGCCATTTGTATGCATTTTTATAAAATATAAATAATTGAGCTTTTAAAATAAATAGTTATCCCATTAACCAACTCGTATCATCTATATCTGTATTTTCTTGCCCTCCAATGCTTCCATCTCCATTAAATATATAGAGACCTCCACCACCGTTAGGTATATCAATTTTTTTATCACCTTCTTTCTTAATCATTCCAGTAGCTGGGTTTGCATTAAGCATCATTGCTTGAAGCATGCTCTTAGTCATTTCAGTACTGTTTGTAACATTTTCAAATTCTGTATCTCTAATGTAAAGAGCAATCCCAAGAGCCATAATTAAATCATCATGAGAACCTTTCTCATGCTCTGGTTTATCTCCATTCATTACAAATGTTTCAAATTCTGCCATCAACTTCTTCGAGTGAAGAATTAATGAATTCTCTCTCATATGTTCAATGATAGCCTTAACAAGCAGAACTCTGTTCTTTCTTGAAGTCTGGAATCCTGGAATCTCTGTTCCTTCATTAACTTTATAGTTATAATGTCTTACGTGAATGTCTTTTACATTTTTAGAAAAATATAATCTGTTTCTAGGATATTTGAATTTGTCTCTTATATCAAAACAAACACCAAGACCAAATGAATTAGCCTCTATAACAACATAAGCCATGTTATACATCTTTGCTACATTATTAATAATAAAAGGAAATAAATCTGGACCAATCTTTTCTCTATACTCAGCAACTTGTTCAAGAGTATCTACATTAAGAACTTGAATTGTAGAGAAATCTTTTCCATCTCCCCTTGCAACATCGACACCAAGTATGTATTGTTGTCCTTCTTCTGGTCTCCTAAATATCTGAAGATTTGTTTCTTCCATAGTATATTTAGCAAATATTGATACATCTGGATTATCTTTCTCAAGAAAATTATATAATATATATCCTTCTGGTTTATGGTCATCCTCAACTCTCTTCTTATATTTAATCACAAGAGTCGGGTCAATAGCAAGTCTCTTAGAACCTTCAAATGAAAGGTCAAGCTCTTGAGCAATTTGCACTGAGTCCCAGTCAAGTCTTTTACATTGTGCTTCATACCAAGGGCTCCAAGGTGTCTTCTCTCCTTGGGCATCTGTTTTCCACTCAAGACCCTCAGAACTGTTTGGATTCTCTGTCCAGTGAACAGTAGTTCCAACAAATTCATTATCATTATTAATAGCATTACGCCATGTTTTATAATACAATCCACTTGTTCCATTAGGAGTAGAAATCATAATACATTTACCTCCAGTCATAGCAAGTGCCATACCAGCACCCATCCAAATAGCCTCATCATCTTTGATAAAGGCTGTTTCATCAAGAATCAACATTGTAAGAGAATCTCCACGACCAGCATTCGGACTTGAAGCTTTCGCTTCTGCATAAGAATTATTTGAGAATGAAATTTTTCTTTGATTATCTGATATGATTTCATCAGGCTTAAGCCACATCGGAGTGTATTCAATAAATTGCTTAACCGTTTCAAGGAAACGAACAGCTCCAGCTCCATCATTAGCAATGATAAGTATTTTCTCATCATACCTAAATAAAAGCCTCCAAGCAACATATCCAGCTGTAATTACAGAAAGGCCTGTTTGCCTAGATTTAAGAATTATGTTTTCTCTATTTTCATGAAACTTTCTAAGACAATCATTTTGATATTCAAAACAAGTCATAGGAGCAACCATCTTCTTCCTTGCATCAAACACATAACCATAGGTATTCATAAAATACACAGGGTCTTTTACGCATCTGGCATATTCCAACATTTTATTATCAATCATATTTATTATTTCTAATAAATAGGGGTAAAAAAATGCATTTCAGAAATTACGTTCCGATATAAATAATTGTGCTTAGTTCGTTGTCTGGTTTGACAATAACATTATCTGATATAAAAATAACAGAAGTTATATTGTTTTTTGCGTATAATTGATAATCTCCAGTCGTTGTTGCTGACCAGGTTGCTGTATAAACTCCTCTTGATGAATCTGTTAATGATACTCCTACTGTAATTCCAGAGTATTCAGAACCATCTCTATACATCGTTGTATCGAATGTAGTTCCAACAACAGGGGCATTATCTGCATTCACAGAAATTATTTGTTCATATACAGTTTGTCCAGTTCCAATGTCCATATTACGCTTTTTATATAAATAGAATCAAAAAGATTATTATTCAACCTCTTTGAATACGTTGGACCTAGTGATTTTGTATTTCTTTACATTTCCAGATTTTGCATTAATGTATCCTTCATCCCACCACTTCAGCATTTCTTCTTTGTCGAATACTAGAGAATTTTCTGTAAGCCTATATGGCGTGTAGTAAACATTGATGGAAACTTCTTTTCCATGAGAGTTAAGCTTGTTAAGGTCAATGTTGTCTTTAGCAATTTTTCTTTGCATAATTTCCATTAACCTAAAGAAGTTTTGAAATATGTTATTAACTTTATTTCTCTTAACAACACCAAATCCCTCTGGACTAAGAACAATAACATCAATTTCTGTTGCCCCATTTTCTATGGCCACTTGAATTGGTATATGTTGGAAGATAGCTCCATCTGCATATTGATTATCATCCTTTTCTAATATTGATGTGAACATTGGCGCATTGCATGATGCCCAAAGCCAATCAATGAAGTCTTCATACTTATTGTTGTTTGATGATTTGAATTCTGGTTTCTTGTCGGTTAGATTTGTAACAACAGCAATTACTTCTTTTTCAGATTTATATAACCTATCAAAATGTTTTTCTTGAAAATGTTTCTTAATTAAATCTCTCAGTGTTTCAGTTTCTCCTAGGGTTTTTTTAAGACTAATAACTCTCCAAAATGCATTCCAAAGTTTTATTTCCCCATTCTTATCAAAAGGATTAACTGAGAATATATCTTCTGAAGTAATATTTGTGTAACCCTCTTTTAAGATGCTAATTTCTCTTATTGATGTAAGTGGTGCAATTAAACTCCCTGTAGATGTCCCTACATAAAGGTCATAATCCTTATCTCCATCTTCAAGAAGATATTGTATTGCTCCGCCAGCCCAAGCCCCTTTACTACCACCACCCGAAATACACAGGGCTCGTTTTTTTTTTTTTTTTCTAATTTTTTCCATTTATAACCTTTGCATTTGTAGGTTTTTCTTATAAAACATTGACTAAGAGCTGGTTGTCCTACACCAATGTACTCAGCAGCTTCTTTAAAACTTTCAAACTCTCTTAAAAATTTACCATCCAAATCAAATTGTAACAACTTTGTTTTATTATGAGGTTTTTCTCCTTTTTTAAACTCTGTTTTTTTACCAAATCTTTGACCTTTTTTTATTCTTGTTTCTTTTCCTATCTCATTCCCTTTTTTAAAAGTTGTTTTATTTGGTTTCATAACACCAAAAACCCCTTTGTTCCATGGAACTGTTCCTTTATTTACTCCGTCTCCTCCAATAGTTTCATTTGTCAATTTAAAACCCCATGCTATCATCTGCTCAATCCAATATCTTTCCCAAAATTTCCACTCATCATTATTAACTACATCAATTATTTCCATTTCTGGTTTCAGATTTTTTTTCAACAAACTTTTAATCCAAGCTTTTTTATGCGATGTAGTAGATTTTCTACTTTCATTCAGATGTTTGTTAAATCTTTTTTTTATATTTGTTGTCTTACCAACATATCTAACCTCTTTAGTTACTGGGTCAATCAGTATGTATATATTTATAGCTTCCATATCTATAAATATTCAAAAATTTTGTTCCCCCACCAGATATAACAAATTTCTTCTGACATAAAAAAGGGGTTACAATAAATATAACTCCTTTTTTTCATAAAATCAAATTATGATTTTATTTATTTTTTGTAATCTCTGTATTTACATTTAATGTTTGTTGTTGTGCAAGTCTTGAAGGTATTATCAATCCCCCTATATCAACTGTTGTTCCACTTGATTGGTCATCAAGAGATGCTATCCCTCTAATATGCATTTCACCTCCAGTACATCCAGTTAATATTTGACAACTACCAGCAAGGAACTCAGCGCTTATGTCTGTTCCAACTTCTATATCATACCACATCATTCCACCACTATACTTCCTTAAATTAACTGTTGAACCACTACTTAAATGAATTGAGGGCGAATTATCACCTGGAACCATTGATGAGCAATTTAATATTGAAAGATTTGAATTTTCATTAATATTATAAGACCCTTGAAGTCCACAATCTTTAAAAACACCACCATCGCCAGTTAGTCCATTTGCTAATTGGCAAGTTTCAGATACTACAAAACCAGAATATGAACCAGCAATAACAAGTTCTTTAAGTGTTGAATTGTTAATGTAATTTCCTGTAATGAATACTAATACATCAGTTACTCTACCTCCTTTTATCACAAATCCACTAACATCTGTGCTAACATAATTAGTTCCATGAATTCCAATTTCTAAAATACCTCTATCATTTGCAATCGTTACAGCATCAGCTAATGTTGTAACAGGTTGAGCAATTGTTCCAGCTGGGAATTCTGTTCCAGGAATCCCTATAGTTGGGTTAACATGAACAATCCCATTATAATCAAGAGACTCAGCAATTCCATTATCAACAACAACAGCATCAGAGTTACTATCAGACACAGAAGAACCAGACCCAATAATATATGGACTTACAAGCTCTTCGGTATATAGATTAGTTCCTACAGAAAGTAATTCCCCAGTATCAACAAAAACTCTCCAACCATTTTGAAGGAAATAATATCTTGGTGCGAACTGTCCTGCAATAGTGGGGTCACCCCCAAATGTTCTCAGTGCTTGAAGATATTTAGAATTATCTGACAATTGGGTCCACTCCTTCCATCTTGAGTACATATCCTGTACATCAACTATGGTAACTCCACTGGAAATAGAAATAAATTTACTAACTCCATTAAATGTAAAATCTTCTACAGGCATTTATTGTCTTATTGTTTTTTACCAGTATTCATTTCATCAGTTAATTTTTTACTGATTTCTTCGTAATTGGTTTTGATTTCTGTACTAGCCTTCTCCATATATTCTATCACTACATGTGTGAATTTAAAAAGGTCATCTGGACTTTGTTTGGAATCAAAAAGCATTTGTTGTAATTGTCTAACTTTTTGAATTGCGATGTCTACGTTGTTCATTTTTTCTTATTTTTTAAGTTGTTTATTAATATATAAATTATTGTTACTATAATAAATATTATGGATTATAATAATTCCTATCAAAGTTTTGATTAATTGGAATTGAAGAGTTACCATTTGGTAACTCAAAATTTTTAATTCTACCATCTGGCTCATTAAAAGTATATTCTTCTTTAAAAACTACAATATCTATTAGTGTATCTGCAGCATAACTATATGCATATACAAATGTCCCACCAGTAACACTTTCTTGCCCAGCAAGTTCAACCCCTGTTCCAGCAGAATATATCCTAACCTCTGTATCATCAACAAGGTCTGTCAAGGTTAATGTCTTGGTATTATTAACTGTAGTAGATGCTCCATCTCCATTTCTAATAGTTGGGGATGTACCATTATTTGTAACGTTTATTATTATTGCTCCTCCACTATTATTAAAAATTGCAGAAGAATCTGTTTCATCAGACCCATAATCAATAAATGTATTATTACTAAATGTAAATGCTGTTACTGTTTGAGATGTTATTTCTATTGAATGTCCTGTGCTAAATGTAAATGTAGAATTTTCTATCTTCTCTGGATTTCCTGATTCTATAAAAGCTGTATAAGCACTTGTATTTGCAGCAAGAACACTTATTCCATTCAATGTTGCTCCACTCTGGTATAATTTGTTAGAATCAACAATTGTCGTACCTGTAAGTCCAACGCTTGAATCTAAAATAAAATCTCCACCACCAGTCCATACACCATTCTTATCAGAGAATAAATTAGTTGAAGAATCTACAGTAAGTCCCCACCTTACATTATCAGAATTCGCTGTTGAAATTGATGCTAAATCCCATGTTATGTCAGTACCAGCTCCTCTTGTGTTAATTTCATAAAAATCTTCTGATACCAATTCATCTGCAAAGATTACCACGAATGCAGTATCATCAAACACCGAAGTAGTTGAACCTGCCGATGGTCCAATAAATAATTTTCCTTTACCAACAACAGCACCATTAGATGATGACCACCACCCATAAAAAGTAGTATCCTCATCAGCAGCTCTAACTACCTCAAATGTATTAGGTGTACCAACAGTACCAGCATCAACTCTTAATCCAAGTCCAATCGTCATTTGGTCAAGTTGCCCAGAGTTAAAGTTACCCATTATAGATGGTACTGTCTCTATACCTCCTCCCATTGTAGTAATATTACTTAGTTGTGCTGGATTTCCACCTGTAGTCCAAGTACCAGCATTAATTGTATCAAAATCTCTCTCTGGGCTAATTACTTTAGTTAAAAAACCACCCTTATAGAAACCTACAGGGTCAACATTCCATTCTGCTCTATCAGTACCATTTCCAAAAATACATCTTAATCCACCAATAGTTGGTATTGCTAACTTAGTATTAAACCACAAGATATAATGCCATCCGAATTCAGCACCACCACTAGAAAAATCATATGGTGCCGTGGCACCAAGTGTAGTTGTATAAATTTCTGCATAACTAGCTGCTATCTTAAGGCCAATAGCCCCAGTTCCCTCAACGAAATCATCATCACCAGAAATGTTTCCAACATTAAAAACTTCTGCATCACAACTGTTTACTATTTCACCTACTAATGATACTGCCATTTATTGTTGATTTAAAATATTATCTCTATGATACATCACTGTTGAACCTACGAAAACAGAATGATGATAAACTGGAGAGCATTGTGGCAAAGTAAGAAATGTATCACCAAAATAATTACCTTTCCAACCATACCCTGGTCCAAATACATACCAATCTGTTTCATGATTAAAATCCCATAATGATGTAGTGCCTGAAACTTCAGTTGGCGTTACAAGTTGTGTAACATTCCCGCTCAATGATGGCATTTCGTCTACGAAAGTAATATCCATATTTCCATCAAATGTAATTAAATCTTGTTGGGTTAAGTTTACTACAATAGCTTTATCTATGCCTCCAATTTTACAATTGTAATTCCAAGCATCTAAGTCTATTCTTCTACCAGACCAAACGTCTTTATCGTTATCTTCAAAATAAAATACTATACCAGCCATAACTAATTCTTTTTATTATAAATATTACAAAAAAAAACCCCTAAAATAAATTAGTGGTCTTAATTTTTTAATATTAATTACCATTATGGATTCAGGTAATTTCTTTCTAGGGCGGCCACGAAACTAATCGAGTTCGATGTACTCCTTACAATCGTTCCTGTTGTTACAACATACTGTGCTGTTCCAAGTCCAAGAGCTACCGCAGTAAATGGTGCATCTGATGCAAGAGCTCCAATTCCCCTTTGGTCATTATTATCATAATCATAATCGAATGCGATTGATGTGTTACCAGAAACGTTCCCTGTAATACCAGAAGAACTGTTGTCATTAATGGTTGTTGCGCTCGCTGTACCAAAGTCTCTACCGAAGTTATCTCCAGCGTCATCATTAGTAAAGAATGCACGATAAATTGAATATACATCATTTTGGAGGTTATCATTAAACACCAGAGTACCTGTCGCAACGAATGGGAAGTTTCTTTCAGTTCCAGTATCATCAACAAACGTTATACTGTTGGTATCGGCCACAGCAAAGTTATCAATATAAACCCCACCATCATCTGTCAATTTGGTTTTAAGTGTGTCCCCAACAAATTCTAATAATTCCTCAGCAACCTTACCTTTAACATCTCCAGGTCCACTGTCAATATCAAGAGTTTGTCTAAGAGAGAATTGAACGAATTCATAAATTTTTTCTTTAACAGCGTTATTTCCATCAATAAGAATTGAGAAATCATAACTAGAACCCCCAATATCTCTTGAGAATGGTGTACCAGAATAAGTAATACTCATTCCAGAGTATGGGTCTACATCTGCAAGTCCGTTAGAATCAGAATCAATTCCAATATCGGCAGTTGTAATTTTAAGGTCAGTACCATTACTAAGAGGAAGGGCATATTTCTTAAATGTTATTGTTGATAAATTCTGTTCTGTAAGAAGGTCATAGAAACCATAGGTCTTACCTTGTTCTCTAACATATAACTTGAATGTATCTCTGTAGTCGATGTTTCCATGAGAAGCATCACCATAAATCCTTACAGCTTGATTTACCTCTCCAGAGAACACAATATTTGTTGGAAGTGTAGATGTACCAGACACCTGAAGGTAGTAAGCTAAATCGTTTACTGATGAATCAAATGCTCCAAGTGATGTTACATTCATATATTCTTCTACTGATGTACCACCAGTATCTTTAAGCGACCAACCACCATCTCTTACTAAGTTTATTGTTGTACCAGTTTTCCAATTCCATTCGTTTACGAATTCAAAAGATTCCTCGGTAATTGATACTAGAGGAAATGGATATTTAATTAGAGCACTGTCAGTTCTCCACTCTTCCTTACAGAATGAGTATACACACTGCATCGTTACTCCATTCACAGCGGACGTACCACTATCTTGAATTGATGAACCTGAATCATCTGTAAATCCAACAACTTCTATTGTTCTTGCTGATGGAACGAAGATTATCTCGGTTCCTTGTGATAAATCATCTGGGTCTATAGTTTTTGCCATTTTTTGCTTATTTTATTGATTGTTATAATTAGTTTCTTTCTTTTAATAAATAGGAATTTATTTTTAAAAATAGCTGTAAGAAGTCCTTGCAGTCCAAATTTTATTGAAACTTTCATTACCACTTGACCACAAGCTAGTATTAGAACCGTCCACTGCAGTTATAACTTCTAAAATTTTACATGCTCCTGATGTTCCAAATCCTACGTAACTCTTATTATAATCTACATTATCAATCTCAAAAACTGGAACTGGGTTTGTTAGGTAAGCTAAACTTGTAATCACATTTCCATTTTCATCTACAGCTGTAACTTCTCCATTATCCATAGCAGCCTGAAGCGTTGGAGTGTTAGCTATTTCTTCTATAGTAAATGAATCAGATAATGTATACGCACATGTAGGGTGGTCAAAATATGCGCCCAATTCCTCCAGCTTAACTGGAGTTACAGTTCCTGTTGTTGTAATTATAAAATCTGCCATATTATCTATTTCTTATGTAAACATCTATCTTAGGATATGCAACACTACTTCCTGACATATATAAATAGATAGAAGTTCCAGAAGCAACTTCAACATTAACATCATTATCTATTCCAACTCTTGCGGTATTTAATCTAAGATTATAAATTGAATCTGTTGTCACGCTTGTTCCAGTTAATATATGAGCATTCCAAGAATCTAGGTCTCTACCACTTGCAACAACATTTGTTATTACATAATCTCCATGCATTCTAACTGGATTAATATTATATGGTGTATCATCTTCATATCTTAAAAAAATATTATTTTGATTAGCCTTATTTCTTGCTCCTCCAATTCTATCAGAGTTTACTCCAACCCATTTGCTTAAATTATCATCATAAGCAAAAAGGTTATAATCAGTTGTTCTAGCCCATGTATTCGCTGAGAACGTAGCTGGTGATGGTTCTGTAGCAGAATAAATAGTTCCACCACTTCCTCCTGTTCCACCACTTGTTACTATTGAAGACAGGTCTACAGAATAAGCGCTTGCCCCATCTATTCTATCAAAGTATAAAACATTTCCATTAAGTGTTGCTGCTGTTGTATAAAAATCTGTTCCACCAGTTGGGGCTAAAGAACTAAGGTCAAGAGTATATGCACTAGCTTGGTCTGTCCTATCAAAATAAGCTATGTTATCAAATAATGTAACAGCCGTTGTAAAATTATCTACTCCTACACTTGTTCCAGCACTAAATATTATTGTATCATTAATGACAGAAATATCCATATTGATTCCTGATAAATTCCCGCTTGTTGCTAATATACCATCATTATCTGGAGCTGTATATGTTCTAACATTTCCTGTTGTTAATCCAGAAACTTGAAAGACCATCTCTTTAGAAGAGTCATCTTGGTCAAATATTTTAAAAACATTATCAGCAAATTCTGTTATACCATGAATGGTCCCACCAGCAACAACAGTTGGGGATTGACCTCTAAGGTCTTCATTTTGTAATATTTGAAGGGTTCCTCCACCAGCAAAAGTATATTTTACTGTCAATCTTGCAATAAGAAATCCAACACCAACATATTCAGCTGGTATTAAATAGTTTGCTGTCTTGTCATCATCAAATATAGATGCGCTATCTTTTATAATACCACCACCAGTGTATTTTCCAGTTGGCAAATTAACAATAATATGAGAATTATTATCATCCTCATTAGCAATTCCCCAAATCACTAAATTATATCTATCATTAGTATTTCTAAGAGAAGTTCCTTCTGCGTCTTGTATTATTAAATTCAAGTCACTGTATTTAACGTATGGAGTAGTGGGGTCATTAATTACTAGCACATGACCTGTAGAACCAGTATCTGTTGTATTTCTTACTGGATATGGATGTTCATGAAGTTGACGAACAACACCAACAGTTGTAGCTACATTAAAATTATCAAGGGAGCCGCCATTTGTTGTAATTGTTGACGTTAAATCAACTCCACTAATCCATGTAGCATGGTGAGACCTAATCCACGCATTTAAGTGACTAAGGTGTCCATTATCTCCTTCTAAAAATAAATGGTCAGTCCATACATGCAATTTATAAACCCCATCACTAGTTACTCCTGACTCACTTTGTACAACGGTTGTAGCAACAGGAACATGCTCAATTGATGGGAAAGAAATTGTAGAAGATGTTAGCGTCATGCTACCACCATCTATATAAACATAATTAACTTGCGGAGATATATTTGTTCCAGCACTAAGTTCTATAGATAAAGTTGGGGTTGTATCTAAAACAAATGTTCCACCAGATAAATTAAGAGTTAAATCACCGCCTCCATTTTTTTCTAAAAATAAATTAACTGTACCACCAGAAGAAATAACAGAAACAGATGTTGTCTCAAGAATAGAGCCAATAGAAAATTTCCAAAATTCATCCAACTCTTGATGTGTTCTATTTCCAACTCCTGTTAATCCACTGTGTGCAATATCAGTAAGATTAAAACCACTACCATAATAAGTAGAGGCAGACATTGTTACTGCTGAAACAGAATTTAATAAAATATTATTTTCTAAATTTATAATTGGAGTATTTGCTGTTCCTCCTGTATTTATATTCGTTCCACCCTGAACTCTGGTTACGTCATCAAGGCTAGAGGAAATGTTTCTAATGATTGTGTCCATGCTTGTTCCTGCAGAATAGAATGTATCTCCAGAAACAATTGATGCATTAATAGAATTAAGTGCAATGTCATCAAGAAGATTTACAGATGGAAAGTTATCTGTTCCACCAGTAGATGTATTAGTTCCTGGCTGAACTCTTGTAATATCACCAGCAACTCCTGCAATATTTCTAATCACTGTCTCAAGACTTGTTCCTGCAGAATAGAATGTATCTCCAGAAACAGTTGAAGCGTTTATAGAATTGAGGACAATATCGTCATCAAGATTTACAATCGGATTGTTCGCTGTACCTCCAGTATTTATATTAGTTCCTGGCTGAACTCTTGTGATGTCGTTTCCATCAACTGCAGTTAAGAATATATTATATAGGTCTGTTCCACCAGATAATAAAACTCCTGCATTCATGGTTTGAGCACTCATTGTATCTGCACTTACTGAGCCTAATACAATATTGTCATCTAAATTTACTATTGGAGCATTCGCTGTCCCTCCTGTATTCGTGTTCGTTCCTCCTTGAACTCTGGTTACGTCATCAAGACCAGAAGCGATGTTTCTAATTATTGTATCTACATCTGTATTACCAGAAAATAAAGTATTACCAGATAAGTTTGTAGCAAATATTGAGCTAAGAGAAATATCATCATCAAGGTTTACAATTGGAACATTTGCAGTACCTCCAGTATTTATATTAGTTCCACCTTGAATTCTGGTTGTATCTTCACTGTCTCCAGCAATAGTTCTAATAATTGTATCTAGGTCTGTATTTCCTGAATATAGTGTATCACCAGACAAGCTTATTGCATAAACTGAATTAAGAACAATGTCATCAATAAGGTTTACGATTGGGAAATTTCCAGTTCCACCAGTTGATATATTTGTTCCTGGCTGTACTCTTGTTAGGTCATCTAATCCTGAAGATATATTTCTAATGATTATATCAAGGTCTGTATCTCCTGAGTATATTGTATCTCCAGATAATCTTGCTGCATACAAGCCTTCTGTGAATATAGTATCTCCCGTCACAGTCCCCCCTGACAGGTTCAAAAATATTCTTTCTATAGGTTTAAAATAAAATCCAGACATAGTAGCTCTTTACAACAATATAAAAGAGCTTATAAACCCTTTTATTATAAATAACATCAGTTTTATTTTTTTTAAATTATAATCGCATTAATAATTTTTTTTTCTAGTTATTTATTAATACAAAGAAAACAACTAATAAAAATAAAATTATGGCTGATATGTTTAGACCTGTTCCTATCGAGCAGGAACCAAAAAGAAAAAATAGATTCGTGCTGGAGTTTCCAACTGAATTAGGTATTGAATCATTCTTGGTTCAAACTTCAGGAAAACCATCACTTGAAATCGGTTCAACAGAGATTCCATACATGAACTCCTCAACTTGGGTTGCTGGTCGTTCTATATGGCAAACTATGGACATCACATTTATTGATGTGATTGGACCATCTACAACTCAAAAGATTATGGAATGGGTAAGACTTCATTTCGAATCTGCAACTGGTAGAATGGGATATGCAATAGGATACAAGAAACATCTTGTACTTAAAGCTCTTGACCCTGTAGGAGTTGAAGTAGAAAAATGGACACTTATCGGGTGCCAAATCACAAATGCATCTTTTGATGACTACGATTACAGTGCTGATGACATCGCAATGGTGAATATTACTATTCAACCAGACAGATGTCTACTTGCTGCTTAATATTTATTTAAAAATACTAACGCAAACCTTGAGTGCTATTGTTTAGCGTTCAAGGTTTTGTTGTTTATAAAATATGGGTTTCTTAAGGTTCTATAAAAAGTTTTATTGTGTATCAACTGCTGGTACATCAGATACCTATACTCTTATTACACCCACATCAGTAACCGCATCTGCTTATATTGCTGGCACAGGAGGAACAGAATCATCTACAGTAATTCAAAATAACGTTATCGTTGTTGAAGAGGAGACTGGTATTTTTTATGCCAACTTAGATGCTACATTATATGCTTCTGATGTTACTTATGACCTTGTATTCTTTGTTCAATATACACCAGAAGCTCCGCTAAACAAAAAATTATCAGTAAGATTTAGAGTTAAAGCTTATAATATTGCTGGAGTTATTGACTATGAATTAGGAGACATAACAAGTGTAGTCGTAGAAATACTTGATAATAATGACAATGTTATTGAAGTTCAAGTTCAGGGTAATGGAATTGACCTAGATATTTCTTCAAAAGAAGTAGAACAATATATCAATAATAGCAATAATAATGACAATGGCAGTGTAGATATAGAAATTAATTAACTAATTATAATAAAGGGAAAATGGCAAATAGTATGTTCACAATAAAAAGAAATGACACTCTTCCAGCGCTTCAAATATGCTTGATAGATAGAGGTTGTCTTGGAGGAAAAGAAGCTTATGACTTAACTAACGTTACAGGAATAACTTTTACAATGACCAATGATTGTGGAGAATATAAAATATTTGGTAAATCAGCTCAAACAATTTCTGCTTCAGCTGGAACTATTCAATATAATTGGGAAGCTGTTGATACAAATGAAGCTGGAGTATTTAATGGAGAGTTTCAACTATTATACTTAGATGGGAACAAAATGTCTGTTCCTCAAAATGGACACATAAGCATAAATATTCCAAAAGACATTAATCCTTACTAAACAAATCTAGTTGATTATCATCAACTTCTTTTTCAACTTCAAATTTTGATTCCACTATCTCTTTAATAATGTCTCCGTGACAAGATTTTGGCTTACAATAACAAGAAAGATAAACATCTCCTTCCATCGCTAGAGTGTATATATTATTCATCATGCTACATATCTTTTCGTTTTTTTCTTCTATCTTCCTGAGAAGATGCTTTCTAAAACGCTCAATACTTTCTTTTCTTGAATCTACAACTTGTTCGGCCAATGTATCACGACCCTGAATGCTTGTATAAGGATTTCCTAATGCAGAACCACGTCCAACATAAACTACATTGTCGTATTTATCTTTATCTTTCTTGTGTATTACTTTTATCATATTGCAAATATAAATAAAAAAAGAGTCACACTGTTTATGCGACCCTCAAAATTTATTGCAAACTTGGTTTAAGAATGCATTAAATTTAATTTTATACTCCTCCTGAATCTGTTATAGTCCACGTTAATCCTGTATCTAAATATCCGTGTGCTTGTGCTGCTGGTGTATTTGATGAATAATTTAAACCAACTGCTCCAAGTGATACATTACTTTTCAATACAGTACTTGCAGAAACACCAACAGCATCCCATCCAGTCCAGCCAGTCAATAAGTTATTGTAATTATCTACATCTATTCCACTTGAAGATAACATAGAACTCATATTAGTTACTGCTGTCATATTCCACATGCCAATATCTTGGTTAAAATTGGAAGCATTCCTAAGCATAGAGTTTGTCGTAGTTACTTTACTCATATCCCAACCATCAAGGTCTTGATTATAATCTGAAAGATAAAAAGTATTTTGCATAGTTAAAACTTTGCTTGTATCCCATTGACCAATTGGTTGATTAAATGGTGTAGTTTGAAACATTCCATACATAATTTCTAAATTAGATGTAGTCCAACCGCTTATACTTGGTGAACCACCATTGTTAAATGCAGAATTAAAAAACATATTATATGTGCTTGTTACACCACTAACTTCCCAGTTTCCAATATCTTGGTTAAATGAACTACACACATTAAACATATATCGCATGTCTGTAACTTTACTTGTATCCCACGAACCAATTGGTTGATTAAAATCAGAATTAGATTGAAACATTCCATACATTGTAGTTACAGCTGATGTTACCCAATTATCAATTGGTTGATTAAATGGAGTGTTTCCAGCAAACATTTGTTGAAAATTTCCTACCTTAGATGTGGTCCAACCACTTATACTTGGACTTCCACCATTGTTAAATGGTGCGGCATAAAACATTTGTAACATTGAAGTAACTTTACTTGTATCCCAAGAACCAATATCCTCATTAAATTCTGAACCACGGAACATCCCTTGCATATTTGTACAAGCTGATGTTACCCAATTACTCATTCCAGACCCACCACTAAATGAGGCAGCACCTTGGAACATTTGTAACATAGAAGTTCCTTTACCAACATCCCAAGCACCAAGGTCATGTTCAAATGTTGTATTATTAAGAAACATATAAGTAAAAAGTTGTATGTTTGAAACATCCCAAGAACTAATATCTTGATTAAATGGTGTTCCAGCAAACATATATTGAAAGTTTATGCAAGATGGCGAAAATGTCCAACCACTTATACTTGATGACCCACTATTATTAAATACATCAGCTGCAAAAAACATTAATGCTGGATTTACTACACTTGTCATATCCCAATCACCAATATTTTGGTCAAATGAATCTGCATTAGAAAACATATATCCACATGTTGTTAAACTACTTGTATCCCAATCTCCAATTGGTTGATTGAAGTCACTTGCAGAAAACATATTTGCTGTTGATATGAAATTAGATGTAGACCATCCACTCATAGCAGGGTCACCACTAAATACAGTACAAGCATTAAACATATGATTTGGCTTGGTAACTTTTGACATATCCCAATCACCAACAGTCCCATCAAATAAAGAACAACCGCCAAACATTTGGATTGTTTCAACAACTCTTTCTAACACTGGAACATCTGTATAATTGCCTACCATATTTGAACATCCATAAAATGCGTCATTAAATGATTTCCAAACAATACCTCCCCACTGGTCTATGCTAATTATTTTTTTTTCATCACCACCTTGCCCAGTGCCATTGTCAAATTTAAACATATCACATCTTCCATAAATACTTATTTGATATGTTCCTCCAGAAGAATAATTGTGAGTTGTTTCAGATTGATTCCAAGTTGTTATATTATCTTCACTTCCATCTCCCCAATCAACACGACATCTATATTTTGGTGTAAAAGTTCCATCAATTCCAACATGATTTGTATTGGTAAATGGCAATACGAAGTCTGTAGAAGGACTGCCATCATTTGTGGTATCAACAGTCATTTTAAATGGAGTCCATTTATTTATATTTCTGTTATAATATCCCATGGGTTATTGCTCCTGTATTATCCAGTACTCTACTCTTGTTCCACTTACCCATTCGGCATAAATGATGTTTAATTGACTTGTAAAATAAATTCCATCTCCTAGTAATACCCATCCTGCAGGTACTGTTGGAGCTGAACCACTATTGTGATAAGATTTTTGAACTATTCCAATTTCAGCGCCAGTTAAGTCATCTGTATAATTTCCTGTACTAGGAGAAGCTGGAGAATCATATATTGTTTTCCCACTAAATTTAATAACTGAACCAGTATCTACAACAACATCAACAGCTCCACCAGATGGTTCTTGCCACGTTGCATTACCTAGAGCATCAGAAGTTAATACATAAGTATTAGTTTCATTTCCATCAGTATATGTGAAAGAACTAGCTGAAAAACCATAGCTACTATCTACAATTAGATTAGGAGTCATTAATGTATCATCGAATGAATTTATAAGACTTTGACCACCAATAACTGCGGAACGAGCTCCTGTAACTGTAGAGCCAGAAGAAGTAATTACAGCAGATGAAATACCGTTAGAATGGTTTTGTTTACCACCTATGACTGTAGAATAAGTTGTTGTTGCTGTATTAGTATTACCACCAATAACTACTGAAGCTGAGCCATATGCTCTATTTCCAGAGCCAGCTAATATTCCTGAATTATTACCTGTTGTTTTTTGCAAAGTTCCACCTATAATTCCTGAGTAATAACTTGATACTGTGTTGTATTGACCACCAATAATTGAAGATGAATAACCAGCATTAACTGTGTTTTTATAACCACCAACAATTGATGCTCTTCTCGCTGAGGTTATATTTCCATAACCACCTCCAATAAACATGTAATCACTAGTCACCCCAGAATTAAAAGCTCCACCAATAGTGGCTGAGTTATTTCCAGAAGCTAAATTATTACTACCTTGCGCAAATGAATTTGTTCCACCAGCAATGTTACCAGAACCATTGTTTGCAATTATAGAGTTTGTTCCTGTTGATGCACTCCAAAGGTTTCCACCAGTTGTTGAGAATATATTATAAAGGTCTGTTCCACCAGAATAAATAACTCCAGTTGAATTTGTATCTCCAGAAACTTCAAGTTTATAAGCTGGAGTAACTGTTCCAATACCTACTTGTCCTGTATTATCAATTGCAATTCTAACATTAGTATCAAGAACACTTCCGTCAATAATTTGAAGTGAATCATCCGCTGCAGAGTATCCGATACTATAATCTGAACCAGTTCCTAATTTTAAAAGATTTCCATCATTAAGCCTAAGTCCACTGCCGCCATTATTTACATTTATTAATCCACCAGTAAATTGTGTTTCATTAGTTGGATTAAACTTAACATGCCCTGTAGCACCAAATATAACATTTCCATCACTACCAACACTAAATGTTCCAGTAGAACCAGATTTATCATCAAAACCGTATACTGTTATTGCACTATTATCTACTGCTTGATTTATAGTAAGTCCACTAGCATTTATTGTTGAAGCCGATAATGGGCTTAATAAATTAATAATACCACTTCCTTTTGTACCTAAATTAAAATTAACATCGTCTTCAGCATTACCAGCTGTTCTAAATGTTGGTGTACCACCAGATGGGGCATTTTCTATTTCAAAATAATTAGTTGCTGAATTACCAACTGGATTACCACCAAGAAAGTTAAACCAAGGATTACCAGTGCCACTGTTAGCAAACTTCTTCCCAGAAGGGAATCTAAACCCAGTGGAATTAATATATAACATAGTGGCACCGCCAGCTTTAAAAGCAAGCGCATTAGTACCAGATGATGCTATACCAGTATCTTCGTCACCAATAAATGCTGTTAATATACCACCACCTGGTAAAAACATTTTAGTTGTTGCACTAATCGTTGTCGCTGAAATAGAACCAAGAATTATATCATCATCTAAATTTATTGTTGGGTTATTTGCTGTCCCTCCAGTTGATATATTTGTTCCACCTTGAACTCTTGTGGTATCTTCGCTTCCAACAGAAAGGGTGCTAATAATTGTTTCAAGTGGAGTCCCAGCTGAATAAATAATTCCTGTTGTATTTGATGTTCCGCTTATTTCGAGTTTATAAACTGGAGCTTCTGTTCCTATTCCTACATTCCCAGTAGAAAATATTGTTGTACCTGAAGCAGGGTTGAATGTAATTTTCTTGCCAGTCCCAGTATTGAACAACATATTTTGAGTGGAAGATTTAGGATAAAAGTTATTACAATACAACCAAGTATCTATATATGCATCTCCTATTACATGCATTTTATATGCTGGGCTTATTGTCCCTATTCCTACATTTCCAACTCCATTATAATACATTTTTTCTGCACCACCTCTATCATCAATTCTAAAAGATATTGTTCCACCTGAATCTTTAATTGCATAATCAATACCATTAGAAGTTGCATTAGCATAAAGATATTCATCACCACCTGAATTCTCAACACCAAAAATTCCAGCAACAGAAAGATTTCTACTAGGAGTATCAATTCCAACTCCTAAGTTTCCAGTAATAAATGTTACTCCTGTTGTAAATCTTGCTGCCTCAACTCCTCCAGCTATTAAAGAAAGTTCGTCTAGTGCAGATGACCCGATTCCAGTATTTGAATCTCCATTAAAAGAAAACGTTGGCACTGTTGAAGTTGCATCCACATTTTGAATTCTACCACTACCAGCAGTACTAAAAACAAGACCACCACTTGAGAATGCACCATTAAAACCTCCTGTTTGCACAACTAAAGTATCATCGCTACTTTCAAATATTCCTGTATCTCCATCTCCAAATTTTAACCCATTAGTTAATGAGCCTGTGCCACCATTTATAGTTAATCCAGTTATTGTTTCTATAATAGCTGTGTAGTCGTTTCCGTCATTAACAGATACAGTAAAAGTATTTGCATTATCATATGTGAATCCAGTTACATAATTATTTGTATCAGTTCCCGCAAGTGCAAATATGGTTGATAATTCGGTTGCTCCTGAATAGAGAGTTCCTCCACTTAATGTTGTTGCTGAAACAGAGCCGAGAACAATATCATCATCTAAATTTATTGTTGGAATATTTCCTGTTCCACCAGTTGATACATTTGTACCACCTTGAACTCTCGTAATGTCATCTGTATTTGAGCCTGCAAGTGCGAATAAAGAACCAAGCTCTGTTGAGCCAGAATAAAATGTCGATGCACTCACTGTTGTTCCACTCACAGAAGGAGCTGTAAGAGGAGTATTAATAAATACTCCAGATGAAGTTGCCAATAAATTTGTAACCCCGCTGTTTATTAAAGCTATTGTATTTATATCACCACCTATTCCTGTTGTAGTTGCTCCTCTGTTTGGTAAAAAAATTGGTGATGTTGCTGTTGCTGTTGCTGCTTTAAGTTGAAATCCAGTTGTATTTGAATTTGATTGAAATATAGAATTTGTGAATTTAAACGCAGTGTTAGCTAAAATTATCGTATCTGATGCTGATGTTCCAAATATAGAACTTCCATTAACTGTCAATCCAGTCATCTCATCAATTACCGCTGTGTAGTCATTTCCATCATTAACAGATACAGTGAATTTATTAGAATCATCATATGTAAATCCAGTTATAAAATTATCAGAAGAATCAGAAGTAGTAAGAGCAGATGCACTTATATATTTTATAAGACCATTAGCATCTTTAACTAAAACATCAGTCTCAGTTGTACCACTTGAAGTGTTCTGTATGATTAAGCCTTTACGTGCAACGAATTCTGAACCCATTATTTTTAATGTTGTTTAATTTAAAAAAGGACAAAATGGATAGGTCTACCAGAAATTGGTAGAAAAAATAATTTTCAATATAAGATTGAATGCTCCTTCACTGTCCAAAGCCTTTCATATTATAAATAGAAATAAATAAGATTTTTATAATCCGAATCGCAATTTTATTGCATTATAATTTTCAAGTATTTCCTCTTCTGTGAGTGCTTTATTATATACAAATGACATAGCTGTTTGTCCAGTTGTAAAATTTAAAGCATATTCATTACCCATTACTCTAAAATCTGAAACAAAATTGTTAGTATATCCACTCTTAATAGTTCCACTATTTTGACTTAGAACATCATCTTTAATTCCATACATACGTGTCGTTATTCCATCATATGTACCTACAGCATATATCCATTTATCTACTTCAAGATAACTACTAAGTCCAATATTATAACAGATGGTATCATAATCATTATAAAATCGCAAACTAGTACCATTAGCCACTAATCCTAAATTAGAACCACAACTATAATTTAAAGTACCAATTAATCCTCTTAGAGTATCTAAAGCATCTAATTTGAATAAAATTCCCATAGACATATCGCTTTTCCCTTGAACTAGAGAAGAAGCCGCTGCTCCTAGAGAACAATAATCACCAATACCATCAAAACCAATAACCCCTTTATTATCAGAACTAAAAGTAGTACCACTTGTTAGAGTTCCATTATTTTTATAAATACTCAAATCATTCCATTCAGTACCACCACTAATATATGATTTAGGGTTGGCTGCATCTAGGTACATAATTAATCCATTTCTATTTATATTAGGTCCTGTAATCATAATCCATATCTTGTTTTTTGTGCATCAAAGTTTTGTGAAATTTGTGCATCAGTCAATAATGTATTATACATGCAAATTTGAGACACATATCCTTCGAGTCCTGGAAATAGTTCAAATGAAGCATCTTGGCCTATTGGTGTACTAGTATTATTTGGCCCTGATGTAGTAATATCTGTTTTATTTTTATAGATAGTTCGATAACCATCAGAATTACGAAATCTAAAAGTAGCCATTACCCAACCAATACCACCTAAGTCTCCACCGTATGTATAATAATCATCAACACCACTATTCAAATACAATAAACTATTATTTCCTTGAGAATAACATACATAAAGATTTCTATTTAAACCATTAACAAGTTGTTGAGACACTTTATCAGTAATATTAATCCAAGCAGAAACAGTCCATGTTTGACCTGTTGCAGATTGATTTAATGGATTTGGAATTACTACTTCTGTGGCTCCACTAAAATAAAGAATACCTCTATTATCTTCATAAAATCTTGGTTCATCACTTATAGCTCCATGGTTTTTATTTTTACTAATATCAAATAATCCTCCACCAGTATCAACTGAGTTTCCCCTAGAAGTTTCTGTGAATTTTGTAACATAATTCTTTTGTTCAATTTGAAAATTTTTCCAATAAATATTAGCATCAACTGTTGTACCTTTAGATTGACACCTTATTGCACCTATATCTGTAAAACCATTGTTTGCTGGAAGTTCGACAACAAGTCTCTCCCATTCTCCTCCTCCAGTATGATACGAGCTTCCATTATTCCAATTACTAATTCCATTTTCTGTAACATATGTATGAATTCTAGCTGTTGACGCTGTATCTGTTTTACAGTAAACACTTAATTGATATGTTAATCCAGAATCTATATTTTCAGACAAATTTTGATAAAAATTACTCTCACTATTTCCGCCAGTTCTTTTTTTCATTTTCCAAACACCCCTTTTGCCAAGAGGGTCCACTTCATTTGGTAACCACTCCATTCCACCTTCAGGAGAAATTTCAGATACTTGATATACGCTCCAGTGCCAATTACTACCAGCAACATTAGCTGTATTTCCACTAGGAGAAACATAAACAGAATTAGGATTGGTAGGCTCCATTGTAGAGTAGTTCAGCAAATTAGTTGTAACAACGCCTCTAAAACATTTTGGATTAGCCATATCATAATGCAACACAAGTCCATCTCTTACTATTTTCGGTCCTCTATGAAATCCCATAATTTCTAAATTTATAAACCAAATCTGGTTCTTATTGAATTAAAATTTTCAAACACCTCTGCAGCTGTTAATTCTGTATTGTATATTTTGCAAGTTGCAAAATAACCATTCCAAGGATAATAATTTTCGCCAGCAACATATCCACCAGCAATTCTTGAAATAATTTGTTCTGTTGATGATGATGTTGGTGTTACTGTTGAATTATAAATACCATTGTAATAAAAATCAATACTTCTATCTGCCTTAAAAACAAAGGATACTATAAACCAAACTCTATAATCTTCATTAATAGTATCAAAATAATTATAATTTGCGTCACTATCTCTATAACTAAAATAAAATGAAGAATCACTTTGTCTTTGATACCAAATTACTGGGTGAGTATTTCCTTTTCCACACATAGCCTTTAGAACATTATCTCCATTATCTTCTATTTTACAAGCAAATTCTATTGTTCTAACATCTGTATCTGCAAACTCAATAGAGGGTGATACATCTATCCATGTTTGACCTGTTCGAGAACTACCATCTAAATCAAAAACTCCACCAGCAACTTCTGACCAAGTAGTAAGAGCACTGTAGTTTTCTATAGTGCTTTCTACATTTGTTTCAAGGTCTGTCCAAACACCTTGGTTTACTGTACTATTAAAGCACTTAGGATTCGCTGCATCAAGATGCAAAATCAATCCATTACTTTTAATATTTGGGCCTCCTATAGTACTCATTATATAATTCTTGTCCCTGTCTTAACAACCCAAGTTCCAGAATCAACAATGGCTATAAGGTTTGTAAATCCTCCAGAAGTTGTTGCACTAAATGCTACACCACTTGTGTCTCCACCAAGGTCTTTGGTTGATGTATCTGTATACTCTACGCTTGAACTATTCCACACAGTCATAACAGTTCCAGTTCTCATTGTTTCTCCACTCATAATGTAATAATCAAAGTAAGCTCCACGACCAAGAGTTGCATCAATTGTTGCACATGTTGTTGAACCTACTGTTAATCCTGATGTTGTCTCTGTATTCATTACAAGAGCTCCATCAACCGTTACAACTTCTTCTGAATTAACAGTTAAAATAGGAAATCCAGAAATATCATTAACAGAGAATATATCTCCTATAAGAGAATCATTAACAGAAAATAATTGACCAGAAGAACCATTTATAGAAAATATTGGAGAGGTTGTTCCACTTCCATATATTGTAACTACATCAGTTTCTCCTGAGAATATAGATTGACCATTAACTGTAAGGTCTCCACCAATTGTAAGACCAGACATCTCATCAATAACAGCTGTATAATTACTTCCATTACTAACAGCTATAGTGAATGCATTAGAATTATCATATGTGAATCCTGTTGTATATGAATTTGTATCAGTTCCTGCAAGAGCAAAAATGGTTGACAATTCAGTTGCCCCAGAATATAATGTTCCACCACTTAAAGTTGTTGCATTAACCGAACCAAGAGAGATGTTGTCATCCAAATTAATAACTGGAGCATTATCTGTCCCACCAGTAGAAATATTTGTTCCCCCTTGTACTCTTGTGATGTCATCTGTGTTTGAACCTGCTGTTGCAAATATATTATAAAGGTCTGTTCCACCAGAATAGATTACTCCACCACCTGTTCCTGCAGAAAAGTTTGCCCATGCACCCATGTAAATTCCATCTGAAACTGTTATTGAATCGTAACCACCTATTGATGGGTTATAAAAACCTCTTAGCGTATCAAGATTAATTGTTTGTGCAGATAATGTTGTTGCAGACATTTCTACTGCGTGTACAGAATTAAGAACTATATCTGCATCAAGATTTACAATTGGAGCATTATCTGTTCCGCCTGTTGAGATATTCGTTCCACCTTGAACTCTTGTAATGTCATCTGTATTAGTTCCTGCAAAAGCGAATATTGTATCAAGTGCTGTTCCAGCAGAATAAATAATTCCACCAATATTTGTTGTCCCAGTTACCTCAAGATGATAAGCTGGCGTAGCTGTTCCTATCCCTACTTTTCCATCTCCCTTAACATTAAACACATTAATCTCATCAGAATCTTCTACTAAGAGTATATTATCAACCGTATTTGCTGAACTAGGTCTTAAATGTCTTATTCCTACACCATATATATCACCACTAGTAGTTGAGCCAGTTGGATAAAAATAAAAACCTTTTGAAGCTTGAGCAGCAAATCTACCATTATCTTTACCTGTTATTTTTACTTGAGAGCTACTATCAAAATCTAATGTTTGATGTCCTCTAATTGTTTTATTACAATAATCACCAAATTGAAGAGCGACAGACGGGTTGCCTGCACCACCAATACCTATTCTAACTTCTGTACCTATATCTCTTACTATGAATAAATCATCACCAGAAGCATTGTCAATATGGAATATTTGGCTAGGATTCGATGTTCCTATTCCTACTTTTCCATCTGCCTTAACATTAAAGAAGTCTCCGTCAGTTGCTCCAGAAGAAGAAACTCTAAAAATATCTTGAACACCGCCAGAAGCATATCCCTTAACTGATAGTGTAGGGAGTGTATCATTTACTGGTGAAATATTAAATCTAGCACCAAGGTCTCCAGCACCAGCAAATGTTTTTCCACCTTGTGAATTAAATGATACATCACCACTTTCAACTTTAAACCATTCACTATCTGAATTAGCCTTTACTTCAAATACCCCAGACATACCATTTCCACCAATAGAAACTGTATCAGCGCTAATTGTTGTTGCAGAAATTGTTGTCGCAGTTATTGTACTGAGAAGTATATCATCATCTAAATTAATAACTGGAGCATTAGCTGTTCCACCAGTTGACACATTGGTTCCGCCTTGAACTCTTGTGATGTCGTCTGTATTTGAGCCTGCAAGTGCGAATAAAGAACTAAGTTCTGTTGAACCAGAATAATAAGTTGCTGCACTTAATGTTGTTGCTGAAACAGAACTAAGAGTTATATTGTCATCTAAATTTACAATTGGGAAATTAACTGTTCCACCAGTGCTTATATTTGTTCCACCCTGAACTCTTGTGATGTCATCTGTATTTGAGCCTGCAAATGCAAAGATAGTATCAAGTGGAGTCCCAGCTGAATAAATAATTCCACCAATATTTGTTGTTCCTGTTACTTCAAGTCCATATCCAGGAGTAGCCGTTCCAATTCCTACATCTGCATTAAATATTGCTGTATTAAGACCCGCATAAGTAGCGCTTCCAAATGTCATGTCAAGCCCATTATTTGCATTTTGGAATTTAAGACCACGAACTCCTCCTGATGCTACATTCCAAGTAAATGTTGTTCCGTCTTCCCAATAAAAATCAGCGTATTTTTGCTCTGTTGTTGTTCCACCTATTCTTAATCCACCTGTTCTTGAACCTCCAGAATATTGATTTCTTATTAACATCCCCCCTTCTGAACCAGTAAAATTAGGCCCACTAGATTGAATTGTTCCATTAACATCAAGTTCATGTTGTGGACTTGATGTTCCTACTCCTAAATCTCCAGTAACAAACGTTACTCCTGTTGTAAACCTTGCCGCCTCAATTCCACCAGCTATTAAAGAAAGTTCATTAATTGCATTTCTACCGATTCCTGTATCGAAATCTCCGTTAAAGGTATATACAGGGTTAGTTGATGATGGTGTCTCTCCTACTATAGCAAATTCTCCTGCAACTGCTGTATAGAAAGTGTCTGCTTCCATTCTAAACCTTTCAGTGTTTATGTGAAACGAAATAACATCGCTTGAAATTCCTGCAGATTTTATAACTAAATTATCATCACTACTTTCATATATTCCTGTGTCTCCATCACCAAACTTTAACCCATTAGTTAATGAGCCTACGCCACCATTTATAGTTAATCCAGTTACTGTATCAATGACAGCTGTATAGTCATTTCCATTATTAACAGCTACAGTAAATGCGTTAGAATCATCATAAGTAAATCCTGTTACATATGAGTTTGTATCAGTTCCAGCAAGTGCAAATATTGTTGATAGTTCTGTTGCTCCTGAATAAAGAGTTCCTCCAGAAATTGTTGTTGCACTCACTGAACCAAGAGTTATGTCATCATCTAAATTTATTGTCGGAGCATTCGCTGTTCCTCCTGTTGATACATTCGTTCCACCCTGAACTCTGGTTACGTCATCTGTATTTGTTCCTGCAAAAGCAAAGATAGTATCGAGTGGAGTTCCAGCTGAATACATAATCCCTGTTGTATTTGATGTACCACTTACTTCAAGTTTATAAGCTGGAGCTGTTGTTCCTATTCCTATATTTCCAGATGAAATAGCTGTGCCAATACCATCTATTCCTGTACCAAATATTAAATTCCCAATATTTAAAACATTTGAACTACTAGGTAAAGGTGCGTCAATATCATAACCGATTAATATGTTTGTATCTCCTGCCTCTAAAGTATCACCCGCTCTGTATCCTATTAATATATTATTTGAACCCAGAGTTAATAATTCAAACCCTGCTTGATAACCAAGTAATACGGTGTTATTGAAATCAGAAAGATTTGAAGAACCTGCTCCAGCACTCTGTCCTATAGCTAAATTTCTATTACCAGTCACATTATATGTTAAAGCAGCTTCTCCAATAATAGCATTAAAATCACCCGTAGTTATTCTTCTCCCAGCTTGGTTACCAATTGCCATATTAGAATGACCGTCTGTTACTGAAACAAGTGCCTCAGAACCTAAAGCTGTATTCTTATAACCAGTTGTTGTTGCTTCTAAAGTTTTCCATCCAACTCCTACATTAGCAGAACCTTGCCATGACCCTGATGCTGTTTCTCCCATTGTAAAGTTACCAGCACCTATCCCTACAAATGTATTATTACCTAGCGGAACTGCAGTTGCACCTGAATGATGTGCATAATTATGTATAAATCTATCTGAATCTTTGTATATTACGCCTATAGTTGATGCAGATGTGTGTTTTAATTCTAAATTTTTATTAATCGTTTCTCCAGTTACAGTAAACCTTGCTGCCTCAATCCCACCAGCTATTAGACTAAGAATATCCACTCCTCCATATCCTATACCTGTGTCATAATCTCCTCTACTAGGAACTAATGTAGGATTTGTTGATGTTGCTTGTTCATTTAAAACAGCAAAAGCGTTATTATTTGTACCTGCAATATTTAGAGTGTTAGCATAAAAACTTTCTGTCCCTGCGAAAGTAAAATATAAATTATCATCTGTTTTTTCAAATATACCTGTATCTCCATCACCAAATTTTAACCCATTAGTTAATGAACCTACGCCACCGTTTATAGTTAATCCAGTTACTGTATCAATAACTGCTGTATAGTCATTTCCATTACTAACAGCCACAGTAAATGCATTGGCGTTGTCATATGTGAATCCAGTTACATATGAGTTTGTGTCAGTTCCCGCAAGTGCAAATATTGTTGATAGTTCTGTTGCCCCAGAATAAAGAGTTCCTCCGCTTAATGTTGTTGCATTAACCGAACCAAGAGTTATGTTATCGTCAAGATTTATAACTGGAGCATTTGCTGTTCCACCAGTGCTTATATTTGTCCCACCCTGAACTCTTGTGATGTCATCTGTATTAGTTCCTGCGAATGCAAAGATAGTATCAAGTGGCGTTCCAGCTGAATACATAATCCCTGTTGTATTTGATGTACCACTTACTTCAAGTTTATAATTTGGAATAGATGTTCCTATTCCAAAATTACCACCATTATCATTAACAAAAGAAGCACCACCAGTAGCTGAAAGCCTATAAGAAAGAGTGGTTGAATTTATTAAATCTTTTCCATTAATATATATAGAATTTCTAAAAATACTATTTCCATTTACATCAAATATAAATCCAGATTGTGGAGAGTTTGTTCCAATTCCAACACTACTTTGAGTTGCATCAATTACAAAAGTATTTGAATCGAAGTTTATTTTATCTCCAATAGCAACTGTTGTTCCAGAAGGAGAAGTTCCACTTCCATCGTAAATACCACCACCACCAGCAGTTGCAAATATATTATAAAGATTTGTTCCACCAGAAAGCAATACACCACCATCTATTGTTGCTGCAGACATTGTTGTCGCACTCACAGAATTAAGAACAATGTCGTCAATAATACTTACAATTGGGAAGTTACCTGTTCCACCAGTTGATATATTTGTTCCAGGCTGAACTCTCGTAATATCATCTGTATTTGAACCTGCTGGTGCAAACAAAGTAGATAATTCAGTTGCTCCAGAATATAATGTTCCTCCACTTAATGTTGTTGCACTTAGTGAAGGGGTAAATATAGTTCCTGTAAATGTTGCACCACTTAAGTCAGCTTTTGTATTTAATAAATTATCTGTCTGAGATGTTGTATAAACTCCTAATTGAGATGCAGTTACTGAATGTGGATTGTTTGTATTTCCTGTGTGTGAGTTAAAATCAACTTGAAGAACTCTCTGAATAAATAAATCGCTCAAGTCTGTTGTCCCAGAAAATATTGTTCCTCCAGAGATAGAAATTGCATTAACAGAAGTTAAAACTATATCATCATCCAAATTAACTATTGGAGCATTAGCTGTTCCACCAGTTGACACATTTGTTCCACCTTGTACTCTTGTGATGTCATCTGTATTTGAGCCTGCAAGTGCAAATAAAGAACCAAGCTCTGTTGAACCTGAGTAAAAAGTTGTTGCTGAAAGATTTCCACTAACAGTTAATCCAGTCATCTCATCAATAACAGCTGTATAATTGTTTCCATTATTAACAGCTATAGTTAATGCATTCGCATTATCATATGTGAATCCTGTTACATATGAATTTGTGTCAGTTCCAGCAAGAGCAAATATTGTTGATAATTCAGTTGTTCCTGAATAGAGAGTTCCTCCGCTTAATGTTGTTGCATTAATCGAACCAAGAACAATATCGTCATCCAAATTAATAGTTGGGTTATTTGCTGTACCACCAGTTGAAATATTGGTTCCATCTTGAACTCTTGTAATGTCATCTGTATTTGAACCTGCTGGTGCAAATAAAGTAGATAGTTCAGTTGCTCCAGAATAAAGTGTTCCACCACTTAGTGTTGTTGCAATAATATCTCCACCAGTTGCAGTTCCTGAAAACAATACATTATTGAAAGAAGGCGAATCAACTACAGACACTTCATAATCAAGTGCAGAATTTACAACAGAAATATTTGCTCCTGGACTTACTGTTGAACCTGATACATCTGCAGCAGTAAGAAATATATCCATTAAATCTGTGCTTCCACTATAAAAAGTAGAAGCACTTACAGTAGTTGCTGAAACAGAGCCGAGAACAATGTTATCATCAAGGTTTATGGTTGGCTCATTTGCTGTACCACCAGTTGAAATATTAACTCCATCTTGAACTCTTGTTATATCATTTCCGTCTGCGCTTGTTAAAAATATATTGTAAAGGTCAGTTCCACCAGAAAGTAATACACCTCCATTTATTGTCTCAGCACTCATTGTGTTTGCAGACATAAAGTTTGAATAGATTCCTTGAGGTGTTATCCAATTTCCATTAGAATCAATTAACCAAGAAGAATCATTTCCAGTTGATACACCATTTTGAACGAACAGACCACCTCCAATAGCTGAAATATGCGTTCCACCTGAATTAAGTGTTATTGTATTATCTATAACAAATAAATCTTGCGTATTAATTGTTGTTGCTGTTCCTAGTACTTCAACGTTTCCTCCAATAATTATATCACCAGAAATTGTAAGAGCTGTTGTTCCATTTTGTGTGATTATAGAATCATCAAGCGCAGTTGTTCCATTCCAAAGTGGAATCGTATTATTTGTTCCTGAGCCAGTTACTCCAGCTGAAGTTGAGAATATATTGTAAAGGTCTGTTCCACCAGAATAAAATGTTCCTCCAGAAATTGTTGTTGCTGAAATAGAATTTAATAAAATGTCATCAAGAAGATTTATAGTTGGAAGATTCCCTGTTCCACCAGTTGAAATATTCGTTCCTGGTTGAACTCTTGTAATATCTCCATCTGAAACGCTTGTTAAAAATATATCATAAAGGTCTGTCCCACCTGAAGACATCACTCCTGCTACATCTAAATCATTTATTGAAACATTCCCATATTTATCCCAATAGTACTCATTTACAACAGCTATTTGAACTTGATTCTCTATTGGAATTGTTGATAGATTTCCTGTTTTCTCTCTTCTTATTCTAATCCAATATTGTCCAGAAACACCATTAACTGTATCAGCAGACCAATCTGTTGGTATAGAAAAACTAATACCACCATTTTGTCTAAACCCATTTGTATTATCAATTGGAGCAAGAGTAGCCCATCCTGTTCCTCCTGTTGAATATTCGAAACTTGGAATAACTCCAGGGTTTGTTGTAGGAGTGTCAAGGTTAAATGACATTTCTACAAACTGATTAGCGTTTCCAATTACTATATAATCTTGATAACTACTAAACATTGTAGTATCTGCAGATGCATTATTGAAGGAGTTTGTTACATTCTCAAATGTTGTAAAAGTAGAATCAGAACTGAAAGCATAATCCATATCTGATAATTCACCAGAGTGTTGATGAATTGGGTGTACTTGTATTTCTGCATGCAATCCATGAACCGTTGTTGCAGTTGCTCCTAATGTAGAAACTCTAAGTGCATCTATTTGTCCACCAGTAGCATCATCAGTATCAACATTTATATTGAATACGGATGCTTGGTCGTTATTAGCAAATGAAGGAGATGTATAATTTACTTCAATAGCTTTAGTATCTGCAAACCCATTAGTATTAACTTGAAAGTTATATGCTCTTGTTCCTGGTATTGATGGCATGTGAAGTTGTCTAACTGCACCAACTGTTACACCTCTTAAGTTTGTTTCTCCATCTATTGTAAAATTATCACCAGAAGCAAGGTCCATATTCATACCAGTAATCCCAGTAATAGAATTTGTATCAGTAATTATAATTCCAGTATTCTCTCCAAGCCTTCCAGTAGTATCTCCAAACTTGACTATAGCGTTATTTGTAGACGCTGTAGGCCCAACAAAAAACACATATGATAAATCTGTACTACCAGAGTAGATAGTATCAGCAGAGAACGTTAATGCACTTATAGAATTTGCTATTAAAGTGTTAAGAAAAGTATCTCCAGTAACTGTTAAATTACCAACAACAGTTATTCCTGTTAGCTCATTAAAATTTTCTAACAATGTAAAGTTATAGTTATAACCAGACATTATCTCGTTAAACTTATACTCTGGGTTTATTCTTACCTCTGGATATATGAAATCAATTGCCACCTAGTAGTTTGTTTATTTATAAATAGTGGCCAAAATCATTTTAGAAGCATGAAATATAGATACATTCCACCCTACCCTTTGAGAGTCTTTGAATATACTCTATACTTAGGGGAAACCGCCAGACTTGGAAAGTTACCAAGCGGTTGCGCTAATCGTGTTGCAAGCCGAATCCCTTTACAATTCGGGTGACTATAGGAAAGTCAATCTCTCAAACTCCTACTCGGTTGACGGTGGTGGGTCATTGCCGAGGGTTACTCATCACTGCACTACATTAACAGACGTTTCTTTAAAATCGTTTTTTAATTCTTGACTTCAAAACTTTCTAAAAGCCAAACAGAAGTAACGAAACTTTGAACTTCTAATCTAGCGCAAATATAAAAAAAAGAGGAGATGTTTCCAAATCCTCTTTTAATTTTATTTATGTTTCTGTTTTTAGAAATCTTCGAAACGTGCTCCAGTAGGCAATACTTGGAAAGTAAGGTCAATGAATTCAGCTGTTCTTGTAGGCTGAAGTTGAATCTTACCAACTAATGTATTTCTATCAATTGTATCTGGAGTGTTGTTACTATCATCCATCACTACCTTGAAGGCGCTTAAACCTCTTTGGTTTTGAATTTGAAGTAAGATAGGCTCAACCTTCGCTAAGAATTGGTCTCTAAGAGTTTGGTCGTTTTGCTCGAACAATAATGTAAGAGATGCAGCTGCAACCAATCTTCTAACTTGAAGTAACAATCTTCTGATGTTAATTCTATCAAGAGCAGATTGTCTAACCTGAAGAGTTTTTTGTCCCCAGATAACAACTCCTTGTTGTACAAATGTTGCAATTGGGTTAACTCTACCTTGGTAAAGTGTATCTCTTTGGTTGTTAGTTAATCTAACGTCAGCTCTAATCACTTGTGGACCAGCAAGACCTCTATTCAATCCAGCAGGAGCGAACCATGGCGCAGCGATATTATCTGTAAGCGCAAAAGTTTGAACCGCCATCATAGTCGGTGATTGGTAAGTATATTTACCAGAGTTAGGGTCTTCAATTTGAATCCAAGGCCAGTATGTTGCAGCATAGTTGCTGTCGATACCAGTTGATTCAAGACTTGAAACCACTTCTTCTGGAGTTCCTTTCACAGAACCTGCAGTTAATCTAGGTGCATCAATCACATAGATTGAATCTGTTCTATCTTCCACAATGTCAAGTGCGTACTTAACAACTGTTTGGTTATTACTGTAGTCTACACCTGGAGTAGCAAGAACATTAATGTCTACCACTTCTGCATTTGCCATTTCATCAAGACCGCTCTTGAATGAATTAATGTTTGCTGTATATACATCTGTAAACTCTTCGTAAAGGTTTGCAAAAGTTCTGTACTTATCCCATCCATCGAATCCGCCAGAAGGTACAAGTGTAAATTTAAGTTTGTTTCTATCAACAAGTGTTCCAGCTGTGTTTGTATATCCTGTAAGAGAATTTTCATCTCCACTGATAAACGCAGTTGAGTCAGCAGTGTTTTCCATGTGGAATCCTTTAACTGTTCTAGTACCTGTTCCAGTACCACCTTCGTATGCAAATAAATCTCTTTCGATTGACTTGATTGAAGTTTTAGTTGAAACCTGGTCGCTTGTAAAGTTAGTGTATCCAAGTTCAGAAATACCAAGGTATGTTTTGAATGTTGAATCTCCTGACAAGTATCCAGTCTTGTAATAAACATCTGATGAAGTAGAACCTGAAATTCCAGTTTCTCTTAATTCGTATCCTCTAAATCCTGCAGGAACAGTATTTGTTGGGAAAGATGCTGCTAGAGTAATTGTAATAAAGCTAGACTTTATTGGATAAGACTCATCAGTCGTACCGATTACTTTTGCAATATAGTTTGAGTCAGTTTCTCTAAGAGAAAGGTTTGACCATCTTTCAAGAGCTGTAGATGATGCATTTGCATCTGTATCTTCAAATCTTCTTACGATTATATCGAATGTGTGGTTATTAATGTCAATGTTTGATATTGAGATTTTAATTTCTACGTTTGCAGAATCACCATCAGAGATAGTCTCTACTTTAAATAAGTTCTTAACATCTCCACCGATTACTCTTGATACCACCCATGGAGTAGTAGCATTTGTATAGCTATTAGCAAAATCTGTATATGCTGTCTCATTTGTATAAACAAGGTCTGAGTTTACATTATCAATATCTATTACCGCATCAGCTTCTCTAACGAAGTGAGGATATATTCTTTCAACGTAAAGGTTTGGAGTTCCATCAATAATCTCTGGAGACTTCCCAAGAATCTTAACGATGTAATCTTCTCTAGTTTCATCAAGAGAAACTGTATATCCACTATTTGTTTGTCCTGTAAGAGGCCCAGTAGTTGCACTAAGAGAAAATGCTCCAAGTGTACTTGTGATTGCTCCAATAGTCACATCGCTTTCTTCGTTGAAATACCATGTGTTATCAATTTGATTTCTCTTACTTCTAAGAACGGCAAGTGTAGAACCAGACTTGGCTCCGTTTGATTCAACGTTAGTCACAGCAAGTGACCATGAACTAACTCCCATTACTGCCGCTGCAGTATCTACTGTTGTTGTAACTCCAAGAGCTACATATGTAGAGTCAGCTGCAAGAGCTGTGTTTATATCATCTGAAGTTACAGAACCTGAAAAGTTAAGTGAAACATTGTTACCTACAGTTGCTGCAGATACAGTACCATCAGACATCGCTGTATTAGCAGACATATCATAAGTATAAGTTATTGGTGCTGCTTGTCCAAATTGACTGAATGTCATTGCACTTTCTGTTGTGCTTCCAGAATATGTAGTAGAGATGTCAGCTATAACTAACCATGCTGGAGAGTTAGTGAAACCATTGCTACCTAATATTCTAGTAACTGTTAATTCGTTAGATTGTGCCAAAAAAGAGTTTGCTACATAAGGTAGTGGAAAATCTTCATCAGTTGACCCAAATCTAAGTAGGAAGTCATCTGTAGTTCTTATTTTGATTGGTTCGAAGGCTGGCCCTTTAAGAGTTTTACCAACAACACCTAATCTTGTAATACCTATCCTTGATGCAAAGATTGTGAAATCTTGCTCTCTTGTGAATACTCCTGGTGATACAAAAATTGTTGCCATATCGCTTTGATTTTATTAGTTATTTATTTTATTATTTATTGTCAGTATAAGCCTTTACCTCTTTTTCGATTTTATCGAATGCAGTTTCTGTTTCTTTCTCTTCTTTCTTCTTAGAAGCTTTAGATAAAACAGGCTTAGCCTTTGCTTTAGTTTCTTTAGTTTCTTCAATTACTATCAAAAATCCTCTCAAAAAATCACCAGTATTTACAATCTGTGACTCATTTAAAAGAGAAGGAATATTGGCAGTTTTTCCAGCTGGAATTAGAATCTTTTTAGGAACTCCACTAGCTTTAAAATTCACATAGTTTGCCTTATTCTTTTTGTTCTTAATGTTCATTTATTTAAACTTTCTTATAAATAGGAGAAAAAACATAAAACATTATTGATTTATCTCCTTTTCTCTGTAATTTTAATTAACACCTTTGTAATTGTATTTACTTTTTCAAATTTAGTGGGGTCAATTAATTTACCATGCATAGTAATCGGTATATCAATCCTATAAACCTTCTCCTGATTTATATCATTTTTGTTGTTTTCACTTGGGTCGCTTAACTTTGATGATATATTATGACCATTAATTTTCATATACCCTTGTCCACTTGACCAACCATCTCTAAGAACCATTTCATAGAATTCATTTACATCAACCATATAGTGAGTAAATAAACTCAAAGTATATGTTGTATCAACATAAGTCGGTTGTGGTATCTTCCACAAAGTATATCCCTTAAGCGTTCCATCAAACGTTGGAACCTTAACATATCTAAATCTCATTTTCTTTGGAACAGTTCTCTTCAGTGGAGATGTACCTGGACCAACAGACTTTCTATAAATCGTCATGAATGGTCTAGTGATTTCTTCTCCTATCTCTCCTCTCATTTCTTTCCAATTTAACTTTCTCTCTGCCCAAAGTTCTTGAGCAAGCCAAATTAATGGTACTTTTGCTAAAATGTTATTCTCATTAACCATACTTATATCTAAGTCATCAACAAAGCCTTTGATTCCTAAATCAAGGTCTTCAAGGAATAGTTTTTGTGGTAAGTAATTGAAGTTCTCAAAATCCTTATCTAACTCCTTTCCTATGTTGTCGTTAATAGCCATTTTCTAATGTTTATTATAAATAGTTAGAATAAAATTTGAATTACGAGTTTTTATTTATTAGATTTGCCTTGGTTTTTGCTCTGTGAACGAGTTTTATTTTTGGGGGCGTTGCTTTCTATCACAGAGATTTTGCACTGAACATGGTAGTCTTCTACTGGGTTTGTCAAGAGTAATCTTCACCTATTTGTTCAATCTGATTTATCGGGGGGGACTATAGGGGGGGCGTTATCTTTTTGAAGTTTTCCCTAATCTGGTAGTGCTTATATATACTATATATAATAATTATATTATAGATATAAGAAAATCCAAATTAACGAGCCTTAAACACATCCTCATCAACTTCAATGGCAGTTATCGTAACAAAAAATCTTCTGTCACCACCCCAAGAATGTTCATTTGAAATTTGAGCGTGTCCGTTATTTGTGATTTTATAAAATTGGCCTTTGAATCCGATAAAGTCACCATCGTTAAGGTCGAACACAGTAGTTTGATTTTCTTTCTCCATCACCAATCCTAATTCTTCTAAGTGGTCCATGTATACGTGAGCAGTAAGTTGACCGAATCCTTTTTTAACAATACCACCATCTGCAGCGTACTCAGTATCAATAGCTTCAACATTAATTCTTCCACCAATTTTTACTTCTGGTTTCCAAACTTTTTGGAAAGATTTAGCTTCGCCATATAACCCGTGAGTTTGAGTTCTACGGAGGTCAATTCTATAGAGCATCATTGTCTCCTTAAGAATTTTTTCTGTCATTTCTCTACCAGTCTTAGCAAAGAATGCTCTTTCTTTATCACCGAAAAATAAATCAATACCATCTGGGTTAGACTCATCATTGTTGAGACCATCTGGGAATTTTCCTATTTCGTTTAAATCAGCCATTTATTAATATATCCAAATTTTCATTGGAACGTAAGCGAGACTTCTGTTCACAGCTTCTTGAACAGCCGCTCTCTTTTCCATAATTCTATCGTAACTCAATTCTTCTAAATCCTTCTCAAGTTTTGCAATAAGCCTTTCTTGTTCTGCAACACCTCTAGTAATTAAGTCATCTTTATTTAATGTAAGTTCAGCTCCTGGGATTGGAAGTTGTCCATTGAATTTCCCTCTGATACCAAGTCCTAGAAGCTCTTTTGCAAGTGCTTGAGCATATCTCTTAACCCATGTTTGAGCCACAGAATTTAATTGATACCAGTTGATATAATTTAACTGAGCATCACCTGGTCCAGAAACTAATCCGTTTCCTTGTTCAATTGAAGTACTAGCAGAATATCCAGGGTTAGCAGTGTTACCACTGAATTCTGGATTTCCGAAATGTCCAGCCCTATCTCTGTAAGTATAAAATACTGTACCTGGAGTACCAGCTCCACCACCAATTCCTGTATTATTATTACCACCCGCAACAGTCCCACTTCTTGGCACTGGGAATAATTTAAGAGTCTTTGTACCATTAGGTCCAGGTCTAATTATATAATGATATTCAGAACCTCTAACTCTATTTCTAAGCTCGGCAGCTTGAGCTGTCATAATCGTATCGAACACAGGCATTACGTGAAATAATGTGTGCCCCGCAAAGGATGCACCGAATTCACTGAACGCAATATTTGAATTAGCAAATGGGTCAAGTCCAAATAAATTTATAAACGAAGGTGTGAACCATAAGATGTCTAAGACTTCTCTTCCTTCTGGGACTGAGTAATCTTGAGTACCAGCTGTTAAAGCAATAGAAGTTGTTTTAACTTCTCTAGTACCATTGGCACCAAGCCCAATTTGTTCACCTATATCTTTTGCGTAAGACCTTTCAAAATATAAACTATTGGAAACATATTTTAATGTAAAATCTATCTCGGAAGGAAGGCCTAGCATTTCACCAAGTCTATTTCTAAGAACCCAATCATTTATGTAACCAGAGTATTCTTCGATTGCTTCACAGACACACTCTTCTAAGTGCTCGTCAAGAAGCTCCACACCCATAACAGGAGCACCAATCTTTCTTCTAATTCTATTGAAGATTCTAGTTTTCTCTGTCGTAGTCATGCCTGTAAGACATCCTGTTGCGCAAAATTCGCTCATGGTTTAATTAATTTTTTTATCTACCAGTTTGCTGGTTTAGATTTGGTTGAAAGTGTGTTCTAAAGCCTACAAAGTTACCACCACCAACTATTACTTTGCCAGGGACTACTTTTATGCTTTGACCAGCTGTTGCAGTCCAAGCGATTTCTCCTCCACCAATTGCTGTGATTGTTATTGCACCACCTACTGTGCAAAAGATTTCGTGTACTGTTGAGGCAGTTAAACCATTACCAAGTTCATTAAGAGTGTAAGTCCCAGATTCCATTGGTATTGCCTGCCAATTTGTGTTGTGAAAAGCCATAATTTTAATTTTATTATAAATAGTCTTAGAAAATTTGATTCGTATTTGTTTGGACTATTTATAGTAGAGAAACTTTGTATTTTATGATAAATTTTGATAGAGATAGATTTGATGGGCTTACTACTGAAGAAAAAATATCTTTTGTCAATGACCTTGTGGTTAAAAATACCAAGTTAACTGAGAAAGAAATTCACTATCTTGTACCTCAAAATAGAGAAGCATATTTTTACAATCGTGTTAGAACATCAGACTGGTTGGAGGATTATGAATTTAATGCTATGTCAGACCAGGAGAAAGAAATTTATATCTGGAATAAGAGATTTCTTCAGAAGGCAGACCTCGCAAGATTGCCAGAGAAATTACAAAAAGAATACATCAGCAAGACAATTACTTCTGGTGTCCAATTATCACCAGGAGAATTTGATATGCTCGCAAATGATGAGTTAAGAAAATATTATGCTCATGAGAAAATAAAATATGCGATAGACACAACTTTCACCGCTCAAGAACTTTCTTACCTAGATACTCACGACCAAAAACAATATCTTAATACACTCATAAGAACAGGCCTAGCACCAAATACAGATGAATTTCCATCTTTCACACCTGAAGCTTTGAGGTACTATAAGAGTCATCAGACCATGAATGAAATCAGGTCTATAATTAAGCAAGAGTTAACAAAAATTTTGTTGTAACCATTTTTTTACATACATTTGTTCCTGAACCAAAACTTTTTAGTTATGGAAATAAAGAAGAAAAGTATAATTAACCCTATGACTATGACTTTATATTCTGGGAAAGAAGTTGATATTTTTAACTTAAAACCAAGCGATATTGAAATAGAAGACATTGCACATTCTTTGTCAAATCTATGTCGATATGGAGGTCATTGTTTATTTCATTACTCCGTTGCCCAACACTCCGTTCTATGTTCTTATGAATCTGGAACCATTCTACAAAAACTTATGTTTCTTATGCACGATGCTTCAGAATTCTTAATGAATGACCTGGTTCGTCCAATTAAGCATAGACCAGAATTTAAACATTATAGATTAGCTGAAGATGTAATTCAGAAACTTGTTTTTGAAAAATATGGATTAGAATATCCATTTTCAGATAGAGTTCATGAAGTTGATAATCAAGTACTTGTGATGGAGCTTGACTCAATAATCATAAATGGTTATGATATAGAAAAAAAATCTGCCGAAAATGAAATCTCATTTAGAGAGGCTAGAAAAATTTTGCGTGAAGAAAAGCTCGCTAATTGTCCTATCGAAAAAATTTCTCCAGAAGAAGCAGAACAATTATTTTTGGATAGATTCTATGAATTGTATAATCAAATAAAATAGTCATGGCAGAAATAGCAAAAAATCCAATAAAAAAATACGAAAAAGGACTTCCTTGTATGTTAGGGGAAGTTGTTGGTAGAATTATTGGTGAAAGTGAAGAGGGAAGTTGGGGAGAAATTAATGGTGAAAAAATGTTTTCAATACCTTATTTTTCATCTCCACATGGAACTGTAGTAGAGACTGGTGTTTTTTATTTATCTGAAATTACAGATGATGGAATGAAAATACTTGAAGGATATGAGAAAGAGTTGATAGATGGTGATAAAGAACTCTATTCAGGAAGACTTGAAGAATCCGATTATAATCAATTGAAATGAACCTAAAAAACTTAGTACAAAATCGAGAAGGCTCTAATTGTTGTGGTGGATTTTATCACTGTGAAAAAAGAGCATATGACCATGAAAAGAAAGATTGCCAGGAGTGCTTAGACGACTACAATCAATCTATGAGCGAGCCAATTGATGAAGATGAACTTGCCTGGGCCATGAGTGAATTCGGTCCAAATGCCTATAAAATAAATTAGAAATATCATGAAGACCGAGGTACTTATTTTAAAATCATGTGATGGAGACTGGGAGGGCCTATTTATTAATGGAAATCTTATAGATGAAGGTCACACTCTAGGAGAAGGAGGCGCTGAAACATATCTTCTGGAGAAGTCTGAGGAGTATAATTTTACTTCTAAGGACGTAAAAGTAGATTCTGTTACTCAAGAAGATGATAAATACTTAATGCAATATGGGAGTTTCCCCAGTGAATTATCTGAACTAAAAGGAGAATACTAATGAATGAAAAACAAATGAGGATTCTCCTAATTAAATTTCAGGAGTGGCAACTTAATAATAATATATTAAATGCAAATTGTGCTCACAATGCTGCAGCTAATATGTTTATAGAAAAACATCAAGATGAAAATTTTTTAATTATTGACAAAGAGGTCACGTTAAGAAGAGGAATATCAAAAAAGGATATAGTCCAGATTAGTAAGCTTTCGTTTTTCCCAGACACATTTATAGCAGAAAATGAAGTCCAAGTTGTTGATGATAATGGAGAAGTTAATGATGAACTTACTGAAACTTTAGATGAATTAGCAAGGATAAACAAAAGAAGACGTATAATAAAAGAAAAATTCTGAATAGAAGGGTGATAAACTATAAAGGATATGAAGTTGTTGTCTACAAAGAAGAGTCTGGTGAAATGATAATATGGTCTATAACTAGACCTCATGATAAAAAGATAATGACATCTGGTTCTGAATTTGCGAATTTTGACACCGTGTCAAGCGTGACAAGTGATTTAAAAAGTCGTATAGACAACTGGATTCACCTTCCTATGAATAAAAAAAGTTTATAACAAAAAAAAGGAACTCTGTGAGTTCCTTTTTTTAATTTAGTTTATGATAAACTACTTCTTAATCTTTCGATTAGTAAGTGTTAATGTTATCAATGTATACAACTCCGTAGAATCTGTTGTTAACCATTTTCTTAGCGTAACGTGTCATTATACCTTTTCTTGGTGTAAAGTCGTTAGGGTCAGTGATAGTTTGTGTCAACTGAAGAGGAATGTACGGTGCGTAGATATACCCAGCTTCAAGGAAAGTGTTACCTTTATGTCCAAGAAGAACGATATTCGCTGGCAAGTAAGGGTCTTTGTACACTACGTATCTTGAACCTAAGTTACCAATTTTTTCAACACCCAAGTTATACTTTTCGCTTTCTGGAGCTGCGCTACCATCAACGTGGAAGTATTCCAAGTCATCAAAGATTGCTCCTGCTTCTGCAGAACATACAATCCAGTTTGCTCCACCTCTAAGTGTTGCTTTATGAATTTGAGCTGAAAGCTCGTTAATTCTAGTTATCAATGTTTGATTCCAATCTTTTTGAGTTCCGAAGAAGTTCGCATTAGATGAAAGTCCATTGTAATCCCATCTAGCTCTGAATGGCGCACCATTAATAAGGTCGATGATGATTTCTCTGTCAATCTCAGCAGCTACGTGCTCAGAAAGTAAAGCTGTTAACTCAGCCTCAGCATCAATTGAGTGATACGCTTCTAAATCTTGAGCAAGCTCAGGAGTCCAGTGCGCTCTCAATTTTCTTGTTACAGTGTTAACTGTTACAGATGAGAATCTGATTGTTAATTCAGCCATTTCAGACTTAGCTTCAAGGTCATTGAATACTTCATATGTAGGTACTGCACTAACAGTAAAGGCTGCACCAAAGTTAGTACCGTCATTTAACAACGCTGCGTCAAAATCTGCACCATATACTCCAGCTGGTCTTAAGTCAAGAATTACTCTTGCTATTCCACCTTGGAATTGGTCTTGTGCCCATGTTTGTATTGAGTGATAGAATGGAATGTTTCCACCTGCCGCTACAAGTAAAGTGTTTCCTGCAGAACCAGAAAGGTAAATATCAGTTACAGCTGAAAATCTAAGAGTTGCAGATGACTGCTGCTTAGAAGTATCAAATCCTGTACCTAAAGTAAATACCATATCGTTAAGACCTCCAACGTAAGCAGTTGCAGCACTTGATGCAGTAGTTCCCATTGCTGTGAATCCTGTTCCAAATGACATATCAAATCCTTGATTGTTGTAAAATCTTTCGTATGCAGTTGTGTCAGCAAATACTGGACCTGGTTGGCCGTTTGCTGTGTTTAATGGTGGAACAATGTCTCTAGTACCTGTTCCGTTTGTAATACCTGGAGGATTTGCTTCAAATCTGGTATCTTGACCAGCGTAAGAAACTCTTGCGTCCATGTAAAATAATAATCCTGATGGTAATGCCAAAGGCTGTACAGAAACTATTTCGTTTGCTAGTAATCTTGAGAATACTCTTCTTACTATTGGAAACGCAACTGTATCAAATCTACCTGCAGATGAATCAAGAGTTACCTCGTTCAACATTGCTGCCGCTTGATTTTCTAAAAGTTGTGCCACGTTAGACGCTTTGATTCCTTTCATTCTGATTGGGTTACCATTTGCATCGTATCCTTCATCAAGAAGACCTGAATCAGACCAACTATTTACAATCGCTTGTCTTTGTTCAGCTAGGTTTTTGAAGACTGTAAGTCCTACTTTACCACTGTTCAATAATTCGCTCATTTTTTAAAAGTTTTAATTTGTTTAACAATAAATATGTTTAAAAAAGTGTTTCTTATTTTTTTCTACACTTTTTGCGAAAAAACATATTCTTTTTATTCGTTTAAGTTTTTAATTCCAGCAAGTTGCTTCATTCTCATAATCTCTTTACTCTCGTATAGAGGTTGAGAAGTGCTCTTAGCTTGTACTGTTTTTACAGTGCTGCTTTTTAATGCTTTCTCAGGGTTTTTATTAACCTTGATTTTGTGTTCATTTACAATAGATTTGTAAAGATTCTCTGCATCTTTCACAGTTTCGCACTTGTCGAACTGTTCAGATATTTGAATCTTTTCATCACTTGTAAGACCACCTGACATTGCAACTTTGTAAGCCATTACTAACTTAGCATTGTAATCTTGCATTTCTTTAAAATTCTCTTGGAGTTTGATGAATCCATTTTCGAACTTAATAAGTCCTTTTTCCATTTTTTCATTCTCCGCTTTTAAACTTCCGTTTTCCTTAATGAGCTCGGCTAATTTAGCCTCATCTTGAGCTTTATTTTTGTCAGCGTCTCCGCTTTCATTCATTCTTTTTCTTTTTGCAGCTGACTCTGGTTTTGTTCTCCCATGAGATTCACCTTGGTTACCTGCTGCTCTTCTTGGAGCATTTCCTACACCAGACATAGTATTCTCGTCTACAGTATCTTCCTCAACAACTTCAAGGATGTCATCCTCTGCCATTTCTGGAATTTCCATTTCACTGTTTACTACTTCAAATGTAATTTCTTCTGCAACTGGTGCAGCTTCTGGCTCTGCCATAGCTGGTGCCATTCCTGCATCATCAACGATTTCAACTTCTCCAGCTCCTGCTTCTCCGCCCATCATACTGATAAGTGTGTCAAGCTTTTCGCCTATTGTTTCTAGCACTCCGCCTTCTGGCATTGCTTCTGGCATTTCTGCTGGCATTTCTGCTGGCATTTCTTCTACTGGAGCTTCTGGTGCAATTGCAGCCTCTGGTGCTACTGGAGCTTCCATTTCTTGCTCTTCGAAGTTTGTTTCGTCTAAATTCATTTCTTCTATTTCTGAGTTATCAATTGTTATTTCATCTTCGTCATCAGAAACTTCTATTCCTGATTCCATATCTATAGGTTCTTCAACTGGTTCCATTTCCATTTCCCCACCTTCTATAGAATCTGTAGTTTCAACATCAACGTTTCCATTGTCGTCAATTATTATTGTAGTATCATCAGCGTGAATAACAACCTCTTCTTGAACAACATTTTCTTCTATAGATTTATTCATAATCTCAATCACTTTTTTGCTAACATCTTCTTGAAGATTTTTTGTAGCCTCGTCCATTGCAAACTTTTGAATTTCTTCGACATTTGCTATTGCCTCTTTTAGTGATGATTTGTTAATCTTGTCGCTCATAATTATTTTGTTTATTGACTGTTGATTTCTAATAAATATTTATAAATTTTGTAAAACCTAAATCTGTTTAATATTTTTATATATTTTTCCAAAAATCACTCTGAGATAATTCATGAATTTTCTTGTAGTGATTAAGTTTTTCGTTTACACCTTCTATGGTTAGAACACCAGAATCATTGCTCAATGGAATCATTCCTGCTCCTATAAGTTTGTGACCTTTTCCTTCTTTAAATAAGTATGCTCCTGGAGTAGATGGAGATGATACAAAATCAAACGCAATAAGTTCAAAATCTTCTTGTACTACATCTTGGTCTCCTTTTGATTTTACAGACCCAACTCCTCTTGAAGAAATACCTAACATAAATCCTGACTTAAGAAGTCCCTTAAGAATTTTTCCAGCTGGAGTTTCTTCGGCTATGATGACCTTTCCATAAAGGTCTTTTCCTTGCCACCACATCTCAGAAATTCTGTGTGATACATTTGCAAGAGATACAACCGCTGAATCTGGATGGTCAAGTTCTCCACCTGCCGTGTGATTCTCTACAAGCTCCATATATTTGTCTGCTTCTCTTTTTAATATTTCGTAAGGATAAACTCTACCATTTCTATTTAGAGTGTCTGCCTTTTGTAGGATACCAGTCATTACTAATGGTTTCCCTGCTTTCTCAGATTCAGTAATTAATTTTGAATCAACTTTAAATTCATAAAATTCTGAGATAATATATTTTTCACTAGTTTTAATCATAATTGTTAATGTGTGTTCTCTTATAAATACCTGATTTTTTCAAAATCTAGGTGGTAAATAAAAAAAACCCCAATAAATTGAGGTTTTATAAATTTATAAAGTATATTACTTTGAAATGTCTTGATATTTCTTCTTAGCTTCTGCCATTAAATCTGAAGCACGTCCCATTATTTCAGCAACACTTTCTTTTTGAACTTTCTTCCATTGTGTATTCGCTTCAATAGTAGCTGTGTCTTTTGGAGCTTCAACTGGAATTTCAACATCTCTGAAACTCATTTCAGAAATTAATCCACCAATTCTTTGAGTTATACTTTGCCAGTTAATATTTTTCTTTTCAAGTTCTGCTTGTGCATTATCACGAGCTTGTTGCCAAGCTTCTGGATTATTAAGCGCATTAAGTTCTTGATTAATTTCTTCCAGTCTATTTTCTGCAAGAGTTCTCTTATGAAGTCTTTCAACCCCTTCATTAACTAATTTGCTAAGTTGTTTCTCTGTTATCTCAACTTCTCTACCCTCATTTAAAGAACGTTCAAAGTCAGTCTTCAGAGCGGCAATTATATCCTGTCTTTCTCTGTCACTTAAACTATCCCAGTTTGAAATTTCTTCAGAATAATCAACTGCACTATCTCCACCTTCTTCACCTAGGTATCCAGGAGAAACTGATTCATCACCATATCCTCTATAGTCATCTGTTTCACTTCTGTATTTATCTAGGTCAGACATATCATCTTCTACTCCCCAATAATCTGGTTTACCTGGAGTTCCATATTCATCATCGTAATTCTCATTGATGAAATTTTTTAGTTGTTCTTTGGTAATTTTCATAGCTGCTAGTTTGTTTCTAATAAATAGCATAAAAAAATCCCCCTTGGGGAAGGAGGATTATAAATCAATGGATAAAATAAATTAGCCCATTGACTTTTTAAAAATCTTGAATTCTTTTTTTATCATATTCATCTTCTGTTACTAATTCGCCCTTTTCCATTAGTGTACTCATACAACCATAATCCATAGTTAGAGTCGTTCCTGCTCTGTATCTTAATCTACTAAAATCCCCCTTATCTTCAACAGGACTATCTTCCATAAACTCAAAGACATCACTTAGACCTGATAAATCTCCTCTGAATTTTAATTCAACCCACCTGTTGTTCTCTTTCATATAAAAAATATCACTCATATTAACCCATTGATTTTTTAAAAATCTTAAATTCTTTCTCATCAGATAGGAATGATGAGTTTCCGATTATGTTTGAAATGTTCAGAGCTTCTTGAAATAGCTCTGTATTCTTTTTGTTGCTTAGTGGAAGCCTTCTTGTTCCTTGAATGTTAAGTGTGTGCAAGTATAATTCTAGTGATATAAAATTCCTCTTGTTATTGTAGTTGATATTCTCTGGGATGTTTTTTAGATATATGTTATTCTCCTCGTTTGTAAAATACTGATTATCGTTTAGATTATCTTTTAAATCCTTTTTATAAATTTTATCTAACTCTCTATTTAGAATCTCTTTTAAAAAATCTTGAGATTCATCAGATATTCCTTCGACTGGCTTTGCCCAAAAACTAATAAATATATAAACCGTCTCTGGAGCTTCTCTATTCTCCACAGTCCCTATCTTTACATTGATGTTCTTATTGTCCAGCAGTTCATCACTAATTTTAATTTCCCTCGCTGTTCTCTTCGCTTTAACTTCTTCCATATTTATCTTATTCTTAATATAGAAATATAGGAAAGATATATCTGTAAACCAAAAAAAGTGAGAAATAATCTCACTTTTTCTTGCACAGTATTAAAATAATCGTTATAGGGTTATTTTTATATCGTTAAGCTCTTGTCTAAGGTCAATGCATTCTAGTATAGATTCATCAATTACATCAGATGAAACTTCACTCATCCCCTCTAGCTTTGTTTTGAATTCCTTTAAAACATCGTGCTGACCATTATCAGAATTCTTAAGAATTGATTCAATCAATTCAACATTTTCTTTTATAATACCTTCAAGGTATTCTTCTTTATTGCTGGTGTTAGAAATAAGAACTCCAAGAACTTCTTTCTCAGAATCATTCAAGTGTTCATATCTTTCATTGAAATTATTAACAGCAAGTTTTGTTATAAACTCCCAAGTGTTTTTTAAATTAGGAGCATCATTTGATTCTGCAGAAATTTCTTCTTCTATTACCTCTCTAGTAAGGTGTTCAAGAATGAATTCATATGCTTTACCTTCAGCTTCAAAATTTGAAAACCCTTTGTTGCATATAGATTCTATCATTGTATTGATAGCTTCAAATAATCTACCATCTCCACCGTTTACTGTAACGTGACTTACATCTGGAGCTCCAAGGAAATCATATCTCAATTGTTTGTTTTCAAACATAATTTGATTCCAATCTGAATTTTTAAACATACTCAAGTTTTGATTTAAAAATCTTTCAGCTAACCTTTCTTTTTCGAATGGCTTACAATCCTGGATGTTCTTGTAAATTAATTGTTGTTTTTTTAAGTCTGGGCTTGCTTGAGTTTTTGCAACATACTCATTAAGAGTTGTGCTTTTATTTGTGTTCATCAACTCAGCAGAAGAAAGTCTTGCAATACTATCTCTTATGGCCCCAAAATTATAACTAATATCTTTCATTGTATTTTTTGATTAAATGCTCTTTCTAATAAATACACTAAAAAAGACAATAAATCAAGAATATTTTGACTAAGTAATTATTTTTCCATATCTTCGCTTCGACAATTAAAATTTTTTAACAAACAATAAACATTATGTCTAAGTTTTTAAAAGCCACGGACAGACTTTACTTTTTTAATCAGGTTGTAAGCCCTGAGCAAAGTGCAGAAAAGTCTGTCGATGTATCGGCACATCACACATTTATTATTGACTGTTCAGGGTCTATGTATTATGAACTATCAGAAATCAGAAGAGACCTTTATAATAAAATCTCAACTTTGTTAAAGCCAAAAGATTCGGTAACGATTATGTGGTTTTCTGGTAGAGGTCAATTTGGAGTTCTTCTTGAAGACTATCACGTAGATAGCGCAATCAAATTAAATCAAGTGAAAGAAAGTATCGAAAGATATTTAACACCTCAAGGTCTAACAGCATTTAGAGAACCTCTTGTTGAATTGAAAGAAGTAATCAGAAGAGTTGGTGTTAGAAATCCTGAAATGCTTCACACACTATTCTTCTTAACGGATGGGTATGATAACTGTTCTTCTACAGGAGAAATTCTTGAAGCAATTGAAAATGTAAAAGAAGAACTTGCTAGTGCAACAATCGTAGAATATGGTTGGTACTGCAACAAACAACTTCTTAATGAAATGGCTACTACAGTAGGTGGAGTTCATACATTTAGTGAAAACTTTGATGAGTATGAGCCATACGTAGAGAAAGCTTTTAGCAATAGACAATCAGCAAAGAGAAGATATGTTTCTCTTGAGAACACACCGCATGATGGTGTTGTGTTTAATATTGTTGATGGTGATATTATCACTTACCTTCCAAATGAAAACAACGAAATTTTTGTGAGCACTGAAGGTGATGTAGAATTTTTCTACTTTACTGAAGATACTCCTACTGGAACAGACCTTGGAGATGAAAATTATATATCTGATTCTATATTGGATGGTGACACTTCAATAAAAAATATGTTCGCAGGACTTTATGGAGCTGCATTCGCATACTCAAGAAAAAGTGATTACAATATGGTTTCTGAGATTCTTAAGTTTTTAGGAGATGCTTATTTAATTACTGAGAAAGCAAATACTTTCGGAACTCAAAAAATTAATGAACTTGAAGCTAAGTTCTTAAATGCTATGAGAGATTCAAAAGAAAGATTCATTGAAGGGTACGACCCAGACCTTGAGCCTGCAGAAGATGCTTATTGTGTTATGGATATGCTTGACACTCTTATGTCTAGTGATGAAAATTTATGGTATCCTAGACACGATGCTTTTACCTACAAGAGAACTGGAGGTAAAGCAGTTTCTGAGAAATCAAATATGACTGATGAAGATAAAGATGAAATCAAACTCTTAACTGAGTCTGGTGACATTGCAGCTCTTGCAGCTAAAATGAAAGAAGTTGAAAATAGAACAACTGAAACATTGAAGTTTGAATTCAATGATGAGATGCCATCTTCTCCATTCTCAAACCTTACTTGGAACGAGAAGAGAGCAAACCTTTCAGTTCTTGTTAACTACAAAGGTTATGTAAATATTCCTTCTAATGATTTTGGAATTGTAGAGAAGTTTGATACACAAATTTTCAGAAATTATACAATCATCCAAGATGGTGTAATTCATACTTACCAATTACCAGTAAGTTTAAATCAAGCAACTTTCGATACATTACAAGCTAATGGATTGTTAAAAGGTGAAACATATAACTCTGTAATGGTTTATGTTCTTAACTTTTCTGAATTACCTGTTATCAACAGACAAATGGTTAAGACTTCTTCTGCGGAAGATTTATTTAAACAAGCTCACGAACTTGCGAAGCTTAAAGCTTCTAACTATGTGTTCGGACAATATAAGAAGAGATTCTTTGATGGAGCGAGTAAAGGTTTCCTTGACTTATATGGTGAAGAGGCTACAACTTGGCTTAAAGAAATCGGACTTACAGCTAATGGGTTTTCACCTAAGAGTAAAGTAGAGAAGATGCAAGAAGAAATTGAGGTTAACACACTTGTTGTTAAAATCAAAGGTCTTACAGCTAATCCTACTAAGAAAGAGTTCGAAAGTGCTGAGACTAAAATTATCGCAAAACTCGAAGATAGTTTGTCTAGTAAAGAATTATTAGCTGCTCCTGCAATTAAAGAATTCTTATTATTCGAAAGCACTCTTGGAAGCTTTAATGATGAAAAGAAAATGAAGATGATTGAAGAATGGATTTATGCTAAGTCTGATGATTTCAGAGGAACTAAAACCAAGCTTATGGGGCAAATCTCAAGAGCTAAATTCTTAACAATCGTTGGAAAATCTTGGTTCTCAGAATTTGAAAGCAGAGAAGACAATGAAATGACATTACCATTTGATGGTACTGACGTTGATTGTAGCGTTATAGATAAAATGGCAACTATTAAGTTGTAATCCTCTCCAGGATGAAAAAGAAAAAAGCGAACCACATTTGGTTCGTTTTTTTTATTTAATAAGGTCTGTTTTTTGTTTCTTTACTAGTCTCTTGAATTACACCTTCCATAATAAAAGGTTTTTTTTCTTTAAGAATTTCTTTATACATCTTAACTCTATCTGCAGTAACGTTGGTTATGTTATATTTGTCTTTAACATATTCGTGAAGATTATCAGCAAGCTCTTGTCTGTATGCTGGGTCATTAATAACTGTCTTCATGTGCTTGTACCAATCCTTCTTATCATTCTTAACAAGAAGTCCAGTTACACCATCTTCAATAAGCTCTTTATAAATACCAAAATCTTGAGCGATGAGAACTTTCTTCTTCATACCAGCTTCAATTATTTTAAGTTCTGATTTAACTTCATTAAAAACATGTCTTCTTTTTTTAACTTGGACCGCCTGTCCTCCAGTTTTCTTTTGATGAATTATTTTTTCTTCGTATTCATCAACTAATGGAGCTAAACAAACATCACAGTAATCATAATGCTTTCCATATTGAGTAAGAGGAAGTGTCCATCTTCTAACAAAGTCTTTTGTATATTGGTCGTCTTTATAATCGCTTGATTTAGGCTTCGCTATCTTATCTAACCACTTATAATAGTCTGGGTCTTTCTTTTGACCTTTATGTCCATTTGTAAAAATATCTTCAAACTTAAGCCATACAGTCTCGTGAGGTTTTATCTGCCTTGTTGTTTGTGAACCGTCTGGTTTCATTTCAGTAATGCTTCCTCTGGTATCAAATCCACACATTATAATTTGAAACTTGTCTTCTAATTCTTTGTTTCCCCAAAGCTGAGTAAACCCATGTCTCATTAATTCAAGGTCATGCAAGTGAGATGAACCACCAATCCATGAGATTCTACATCTGTCAGTTTTGTTTTCAGAAACTTCAGACTTCCACATTTTATGTTCCATGTTTAATGCATTAGGAATCACATAAACATCTTTATTATGTTTTCTAATTTCTTTTGCAAAAACATCTGTGGTTGTAGTAATACAGTCAGCTAGTGATAAGTTTCCACTAATCTTTCCTGATAAATTATCTTTCTTAGCAATTTCATAAAGTGGATGAGTTGTTGGCGGCTCCCAGAAATCATCAATATCCATAATCAACTTTGTCCCTGAAGCTTGTATCTTTGGAAACAATTCAGCAGAACCTTCATAAGGTCCAATGTGTCTGTGGAAGTGGATTATATCAAATGATTTAAAGTATTCAATGTTTGAAATATTAGGTCTGTGATTAATCTCAACTTCTATTTCATCGCTAAAGTTTTTTTCTATTTCTTGTGCTGGCCATATAGAACGGAAGTGTCCTACACCCATTGTGTCTGATGGTATAACTAATACCTTAATCTTATCTTTCATGTACTAATGTTTTTGTAATCGCTGTTTCAAAATCTACTCTTTTTTCTTTTCCGTTCTCATCAACAAAAATGATTGTTGCTCCAGCACAACCCTTTTCAATTAATAAAACATCCTCGTCCCATTCTATTCCAGAAATTTCTACATTGATTTTCTCTAATAGATATTCACTGAGTCTATCTCTTATTATGGAATCATTCTGTTCAAAAAGAACTTTGCCGTGCCAGTATTCTACAACAGCAATAATTAACAATCCATGTAATGAGTTTATTTCGGTATCTAACATAACTTAAGTTTTTTAAAATATAAAATTTGACAATGATAAAATCAACACTTATAGCGAAAAAACAAAAAAAGAGATAATTTCTTATCTCTTCTTACTGATTTTTAGTTCGTTATATTTTGATTATTCTCCAGAATAATTTTCTACATTTTTAATTGCAGCTTCAATATCAATCATCGCCTTTCCAAGTGGTAGGTTTAATTTTGAGTTATCAAATGCTCTATCTACTTCAACAACTCCTCTTCTCTCTTGAGCATCAAGTGGAGCTGTAAGTTTTGCTATAGATAAAACCATCTCTCCAGGTTTTAAAATAATTCCAGGATTTTTATTTGCTCCAAGAGCTATTGCCAGCTTAACTGGGTTTTCAGTAATATTTTTAATTTTCCAAGTATCCATAATAAATGTTTTTAAATAAAGTAGTGATTCAATATCTTAAAGTAAAGTAATTTTAAGATTTAATGTATCCTTTTGTTTTTGAAAGTCTATTGACTGGAGTGTAATAAGTAGTGTCTCCGAATTCCCATTTCTGCATATCTTCGTTTTCTACAATAAGTAATTTTTTATCTCCAGATTTAATTGCTTCATTTAATTCTTCTGGTAAATCTACTTTTTGATATTTATCTCCTTCAGCAATTTCTCCCATTGAAAGCGTGAATTCTTCTTCCATTGGCTTAACAAGTTGTGCTACATCTGCACCAAATCCTGGTCTATCTTCTCTAGCTGCAATATCTTCATTCATTCCAGGTATTCCTTCGTCTCCAATCTCCCCAACTGGGTCGTTTACAGCTTTCTCAGTATTTGTCAACAATGAGTCTTTAACAATATTCATCACGATGTCATGAACAACTTGGTCAAGGTCAATAGATGTTTTAATATAAGTTTCAAGGTCATTTTGTGTAGCTCCATCTATTTGAGGAGTTGCATCTGGCATATAAGGATTATCTTTATATTCTGCTCCACCTGCGTGGTCTGGCAATGCAGCTGTTTCAGTGAACTGACTAGTTCCGTCTGCATAATTAAATTCAATCTCACCCATTTTTTCAAACTTAGCAACATATACAACTGCTTTAGTTTTCCCTTCTTGAATCCAAAAGTCATTCATTGACTTCTTTACATCTGGGTCATCCATAAGCCTCATCGGTTTAAGACTAAGGTTTTCTCCGCTTTCTCCAACTTCATTATAATCAAATACAAATATTTCTCCTGGCTCTGCTTTCTGTAGCATCTCTGGAAGTTCTGGTTGATAACCCATAGTAGGCTCCATAGGGGGGTTTATAGGTACTGCTCCAGCAGGAACATCAACTTTTGGAGCTGTATCAGCGCCTAAATCTTGTTGATTGTTTGGTGAAGTTGCTAAGTTTCTATCATCTGGAAACTTTCTATCATCAGTATTTATGTTAGGAGAGTTTTCATTAACTACTTCTGGAATTTCTTGAACAGATGAATTACTGTTTCTTGCAAGTATTCTTTCTTTAATCTTTTCTATAGCACCTTCAGGAAGTGATTCGTGCAAATTCTCATTCCTGATACAATTTGCTATTAAAGACTTTAATTCTTCTATTTTCATTTCTGTTTTCATTGACATAGTAGCTTTCTATATAAATATCCAGTTTTTTATTAAACCAAAACTCTTTGCATTCATCAAAAAAATGCTTATTTATAAGTATAGAACTTATTATATGGGAAGAAACGGAAATAAACCTAAAAGAGAAAGTAAAAAGCTGCCAAAGCACGCACAAGAAGAGATTGCAGAACATATCAATGCAACTAAAACAGCAAATCAATTTGTAAAAATTCAGAAGTTAGATTTTAGACTTACCAAAAAACAAAGAGAAGTAATGAATGTTCTTGACGAAAACAAAATAATAACCATAACTGGCCCACCTGGAACATCAAAAACATTTATTGCTTGTTACTCAGCTGTAAAAGCGCTTCTTGCAGGTAAGTGTAAAAAAATAATCCTATCAAAATCAACAGAAATTTTATCTGGAACAAAAGACCCAGGAGCACTTCCAGGTTCATTAGAAGAAAAAATGGCTGTATTTGCAGAATCTTTTACAGATTCTTTTGAAGAGTTTTTAGACACGAAAGATTTCAAGCACCTTTGGAATGAAAAAATGATAGAATTTAAACCCGCTCAATTCTTGAGAGGTCGTTCTTTAAAAGATTCTTACATCATAATTGATGAGTTTCAAAACTTTGATATTAAGGCACTTAAGAGTATAGTTACTCGTCTTGGTAGAAATAGTAAGATTGTGTTCATGGGAGATACCAGACAGAATGATATTAATAAAAAGTTTGTTGCTGTAGACACATTTAATGAAATAATAAAACCAATAAAAGGATGTTCCACATTCAAATTTGAGAGGAATGATATTGTGCGTGAGCAGATATTAATTGATATTATAGATAGATTTGAACAATTCGAAGATAAAGAAGGAAAAATGCCTGCCACAATAAGAAATACTTAACAGGGGTAAATTTTAGTTTTTTCTCCTATTTATAGGAAAATAGAGATATGAATATACAATACTTTTCACCAGAGATGTCAGGAGACGACAATAAAAAGAAAGCTGATAAAGGGCTTTTAAGTCGTGAACAGCTTATGGAAAACGCAAAAGAGAAAGCTCAAAAAATAGAGCAATCTAAAAACAATGGACTTATGTCTAAAAACGAAGGAAAATTATTAACTGACGATGGGAGAGAAATCCTCAGCGAAAACGACTAAAGATATGATTACTGAAAATAAAGAAAACAAATCTACCAAAGGTCTTATAGACCCAGAAGAAGCTAATAAGTCTAAGAAGAAATCTACAAAGAAAATTAGTGTTGGTAAAAATGATATTGTTGAAAGAGAAGAAAGCATCATCACTGATGATGGAAGACAACTCCTAAAATAATTAACACATACGTGTAACGAAAAAAGCTCACTTTAATTTTTAATTAGTGAGCTTTTTCTTTTTGTATTAATTTCTTATTGTGGATTTTTAACCAGAGCAGTTATGTTTCTCAGAGTAAAGTTTTTTATGTTTTCATAACCAGTTCCATTTACACGTTTTGTAAATACTTTAATGTGCCCTTCTCCTCCTAACTTCATATCTGGCAACATAAGTAACATCTCAGGTTCTAATCCTGGTATGTTAGTCGTCATTACTTTATAGTTATTAGCGTCTGATTGTTTAACTAAGTTAGTCGATGAGCCATGAGTTTCAATTTTAAGACCCCAACCCTTCTGGAAAGCTTCGCTGCTGAACTCATTCATTTCTTGATTCTTAAATACGCCTGCTCCATTTGATTGGATGTTAAGCAATTCTTCTTCTAAGTTGGTTTGAGTTTGTTGAAGTAATTTTACTTTTTTAGTGTATCCGAAAACAAGTCTTTCGATTACAGCAAGCTGGTCTTCTTTGATTCTCTTAAGTTCAGAAAAGTCTTCGCTATCTTTAGCTGAGTCTTCTTCATTATTAAGTTTCTCCAATTTCTTTTCATTAACTTCAATAATAGAATCATCAACATCTTCCATAGTTCTTTCTAAACTATCAATATCTTCGTTCAAAAAAGAAGCCTGAGATTCTTTTATCATTCTCAGGCTTTCTAATCTAACTATTTTTCTAATTATATTTTCCTTATCATTCATTAAATGACTTATTATGCGTTATGTGTTTAGCTTATATCTTAGCTAATTTTTTCATTCTAGCAAGTTCAGCATCCATTTTAGATTTTCTTTCTGGAGTGAAACCTTCGCTTAAAAGAGTTGTTCCTACTTTAGAAACACCTTCTTTAACGTGAGTATCTTTTTCCATGTAATCATTAAATCTAGCTTTAGAATCTTGAGCTGGAGTTTTACCTTCGATTGGCTCGTTAAGGTCTTCGTTTACTGCATCAACTTCTTCAACCTTGTCTTCATTCACTGCATCAGCATTTTCATCAACCTTGTCTTCATTCACTGCATCAGCATTTTCATCAACCTTGTCTTCGTTTACTGCATCAGCATTTTCGTCAACCTTGTCTTCGTTTACTGCATCAACTTCTTCAATTACAGCTCCTTCATTCACTGCATCAACTTCTTCAACCTTGTCTTCGTTTACTGCATCAGCATTTTCATCAACCTTGTCTTCGTTTACTGCATCAGCATTTTCGTCAACCTTGTCTTCGTTTACTACTTCACCTTCTTCAACTTTTTCTTCAGCAACTACGTCACCGTTAGGAGATGTACCTTCGATTGGCTCATGCTTTGTTTCTTCCATTTCGTTCATTCCCATTTCCATGTTCATTTCTGGAGCTTCCATTTCACCTTCCATTTCACCTTCCATTCCACCTTCGTCTCCGTTGATTTTAGCATCAAGTTCTCTACCAAGTTCTGCGAACTTCATTTCGAAGTGTCCCATTTCTGGTTCTGCAGGACCTTCCATAGATTCTTCTTCACCACCTATTTCAACTTCTCCTTCGAATTCTTCGTCCTCTTTTAAGTGAGTTCCAATCTTTTCGAATTTCTCGTCATACTTCTTATCAGTTTCTCCAGCTCCAGACCAACCAGTAGACTTTACTGCTTTTAATCCTCCAGCTTCAACTTCTGATAAAGTTTCTGGTAATGTTTCTAATTCTTCATTAATAGCATCAAGTCTTGCTTGAATACCTTTAGCTTTTTCAGCTTTGTTTTTAACTTCTTCAGCCATAGACGCATATTCCTCTTTAATGATTTTTTGCAGCTCAGGCATTGTGATTTGAAATTTGTTGTCTTTCTTCATGACTAGTTTTTATTTTTTGTGTTTGTATTATTTTGAATTTTCTTCTAATTGTTTCTTAAGGTTTTCTATTTCTGCCTTAAGTTTTGAATTCTCATCTATGATTTCCTCATTGATTGCAGCTTTTTCATCTGCTTCTGCGAATTCAGCTTCTAACCTTGCGATGTTAGAAATGTTTTGAAAACTGTCATCAACAAAACCATGTTTATGGTTGTCTGACATATCTCCTACAAATCCAAAAGACCCAGCCATACCTCGACTATCTTCGTTGATAGTTCCAAGTTCGGTTTCGATTCTTTTTACTTCTTCATAAATTTCTTCCTTTCTTTTCAGTCTAAGGCTTTCGTTGAAGATTGCTTTTTTAATAGCGTTTGGGCTAATTTTTGATTTATTCATCTTTTAAATTGTTTTTCTAATATAAATATTCAAAAAAATTGATTTTCTCAATCCAATTATTTATTTTTCCTTAAAAGCATTTGCTTTATTATAAATAGAAAGAAAATGTATAAATCAATAAAAATTAAAAAAAAGAGAAAATGGGAAAATTATTAGAAGTAAATAAAGAAGAATTTGATAAAACTTTATTAGAAGAAAAAGGAATTATACTTGCAGATTTCTGGGCACCATGGTGTGGTCCTTGTAAGGTTTTAGGCCCAACACTACAGTCAGTTGCTGATGAAATAGAAGATGTTACAATACTTAAAATTAATGTAGATGATAACCCAGAATTGTCTAATGAATATGGTGTAAGAAGTATACCAGTAGTGTTCGCACTTAGAGAAGGTAAAAAATTAGATAAGTTTATAGGAGCTAAGGGTAAGGAAGATATTATCTCTTTTATCGAAGCGCTACCAGAAGAAGAAACAGAAGAAATAGAGGATGAGTCAAAAGATTAATGCAATAGTATTTAGCAACGACAATGCTGCTCAGTTAAATATTTTCCTAGAGAGCGTGAACAAAAATGCCCCAGGTGTATTTGATTTGAATATTATAATCAAAGGTACTGAAGAGTATTTTGATGAGGCATATGGTCGTGTTGTAGATGATAAGAGGTTTAGTCACGTAAACTTTGAGAGGGAAACAGATGACTTTAGAGAACAAGTTGTAGAGAATCTTAATAGCAAACATGACTACGCTTGTTTTTTTCTTGATGATAACATCATATATAAAGAAATCAAGCTAGAAGATATTACTAGTCAAATAGAAGCAGATGATGATGTTGTATGCTTTTCTCTTAGACTTGGGGAGAATACTACAAAGTGTTATACTCTTGGTGCAGAGAATGTATTAAATGATATAGAAGATTGTGGAGATTTTATGAAATGGGATTGGACGCTTCACTATCTTGATTTTGGATACCCATTCTCAACAGAGGGTCATATCTTTAGGAGAAAGGATATTTATAAACTTACAAAGAAATCAAAGTTTGTAAACGCAGAAGGGTTGGAAGCATCTTTATTTGACTACACAGAAACGTTTCCAAGAAACAAGATGGTATCCTATAAAGAAAGCACTCTTGTTGGAGTTCCAGCTGGAAGGGTACAGCAATCTATAGAAGACGAGAAAGAAGTGTTATATAAAAACATGGAAGCAGGAGTTAGGAGAAGAATAATGAATACGAAATTTCTTGATGACAAATTTATAAATTTAGAATCTATAGACTTCTCTAACATAAAAGGGTGTCATCAAAAACTTGAACTTGGAGACCTAACAGTAGAGAGTTCTTCATTAGATAAAGTTGCAATAAAAAAATTCGGAAAGAAATGGAATGAAACAACTGAAGAAGAGAAGTTTGAGATAGATAAAATTTTCGATAAAATTGAACAAATGGTAAATAAAAAAGAAGAAAAATGATAGACACAAAACAAACAATTGAGAGAGCAAGAATAATGCTTGGAGAACCAGTTCATATAGTAGAGCTCACAGATGAACAAATGGCGTACTTAATAGATGATGCTTATGAATCATTCCACCTTTACGCAACCATTGCAGAATTATCAAAAGATAAACACATGCAAATTGAAAGATTCTGGGTTAGAAAATATTTCTATGCACTTTGTAAAGAAACCCTTGCGAGAGTTAGAGGAAAATTTGAAGGGAATCTACCAATTCCTGGAGCAGATTTGAAATTAAATTATGAAAGTCTTCAGGTTGAATCTGAAAAAGAAAAAAGAATTCTTAGACACCTAATCCTTCAAGAAAAAGATGTTGAAGAACTTGCTGAAATGATTCTAGTATTTTATATAAACATTGGGAACATGAGTCATGGTGATGTTGAATCATTTCTAAAGGATGTTAAGAAAAAACTTAATGGCAATGATAACTTTGTTAAATATTTCATTCCAATTCATGAAGGAGACACAAGAATCGAATGTATTAACCCTTCAAAGACAAATGCAGCGAGTGAAGAAACAATTAATAAGTTAAACACTTATTTACAAAAACTTATTGACGATGAAAAATAATAAAATGAAGGTTATAATACCTTTCTACAATCCAGGAGATTTCTTAGAGAAGTGTGTGGCTACAGCTATAACACAAAGATATGATAATTATGAAGTAATATTCATTAATGATATGTCTACAGATGACTCTCTTGAGAAGCTTCCAGAAGAAGATTATAAAATTACTATAATTAATAATACAGTTCGTAAGACAGCTCTTGAAAATATTCATGATGCTATTATGAATCATTGTGATGAAGACGACATCGTTGTTCTTCTTGATGGAGATGATTGGTTTCCAAACAAGAAAGTTCTTAAATATGTTGATGAGCAATATAAAGAACATGACTGTTGGATTATGTATGGACAGGCAAGTTGGACAAATGGACAAAGAGGCTTCGCAACTTCTTATACTCCAGAAGAATTTGATAACGTTAGAACTGGTCCTTTTAAAGTATCTCACCTGAGAACATTTAGAGCTGGATTATATCAAAGAATTGAAGACCAGAGTCCAAACTTTGCTCACTTAAAAGATGATGATGGAAACTTTTATCGTTGGTCTTATGATACAGCAATGATGTTTTCTATTATGGAAATGGCTGGTCATGACAAGACATTGTTTAACGATACCATTCTTTATATTTACAATAGAGATAATCCAATCTCAGAAGATAGAGTAAACCAACAAGCTCAATGGGATGTTCACAAAGCAGTAAGCCAAAAGACTCCTTTAAAAACAATCGTGTCTTATAAAAAAGGGGCTGAAACACTTAATCTATAATGAAAGAAGATTTAATTAAACATATAAAAGCTAAGAGGTTTGATTACAATAAAGTAAAGGAAGAGAATGTTGTAATTATTCAGAATCCTGAAGAATCTTATGATATAAATTTTATAATTACAGCAAGAGGTAGAGCTGAATTTGCTGAGCCAATGTATAAAAGCTTCCTTGCAGCTGCAGAAAAATCTCCACTCAACATTACTTACACAGTAGTTGAGCATTCAAAATTACCAGAACATTCGAAGTTTTGTAAAAAGAATAAGCTTAATTATATTTGGATTAGGCCAGAGGAAGAAAAGCTATTTAACAAATGCCTCTCATATAATGCGGCTGTATTTTTTGGTAATAAATCAAAATACTGTTTGTTTCATGATATTGATTGCTTAGTTCAAACTGATTTCTTTTTAAATCTATTTGACAACATATCTCACAAACAATGTAGAGCAATTCAATGCTTTACTGGAAGAAGGGTTCTTTATATTAATGAAGAGTTTACCCCAAAGGTAATGTCAGGAGAGTTTTCAATTGATGACCTTAATATAGATATGCCAGAAGTAGACTACCCAAGGCTTGGTGGAAAAATAATGATTGGAGCCCCAGGAGGTTCAATACTTGTTGAGAGAGATTTGTTTTTTGAAGTAGGTGGTTATGATGCGGAATTGTTTTTAGCCAACTCTCCAGAGGATGCATTTTTTTGGGCCAAAGTAGATGTTGTTGACAAGATGCATATTTCAGATGAACCAGATATTGAACTATATCATATGTACCATCCACCAACCTGGATGAACAATCCTTATACTGATGAAATGCAGTTAATTAATAACATTTTTAAAAAATTATCAATTGAAGATAAGAAGGAGATAATTGATTTAAAAGTTGATATTATCAAAGAGTTTAAATAATGAAGAAACATATCAATCACATATCAATCGTAATTAGCACGATGAATGCGATTCAATACGTTGAGAGATGTCTTGATAGTGCAATATCTCAAGACTACTCTGACTATGAGATTATATTCTTAGATGCTAAATCTAATGATGGAACTTATGAAAAAGCTAAGGAGTATGTAGATAAGTTTGATAACCTTAGAGTTCTTCAGAATGAACAAAGAAAATATCAGGGCGAGAATATAAGGATTGGAACTGAAATGTCTAAGGAGAAATCAATTGTGATTACCCTTGATGGAGATGATTGGTTTCCACATGATGGAGTTCTCGCTAGAGTAAATAAAGAATACAATAAGTATGATTGCTGGATGACTTATGGAACTTATGAAGAGTTTCCATATAGAGACATCTCAGAGCATTATCATGAGTATCCACTTGATGTTAGAGAGAATAAAACATTTAGAAGCCACAAATGGCTTGCAAGTCACTTGAGAACATTTAGAAGAGAATTATTCTTGAAGATTAATCCAGAAGATATGAAAGACCCGACCACAGATAATTATGTATCAATGGCACCAGACCTTTCGTTTCAATTTCCAATGCTGGAGATGTGTGGAGTTGATAAGAGTAGATACATTCCAGATATTCTTTATGTTTATAATAGAGAAAACCCAATGAATGAAACGAAGGTTAATCAGGGCGAAATCAATAGAATAGAAGGGTTACTTAGAGGTCTTCCTAGTTACGAAACACTAAATAAGTTATACGATGAATGATGATGTTTTCATATTTGTAATTGCCTATAATTGTGGAAAGGTATTAAAAAAATGTATAGAAAGTTTTCATGAACATCATGATGCTAAAATTCACATATTCGGAACTCACAAAGATTTTAAAGAAGCTGGCAAGCACAAAAACAATGAGTACATTGAAATGTCTTCAGACAATTTAATAGAAGATTATTTTAAGCAAGGTCATCTTGGGACTTCATATGTTTGGACTAAAGTGATGAGTGGAGAATATGGAGATTACACAAAGATAATTCAAATAGATAGTGATGTTGTATTCAGAGAAGAATCTCTTTCTGATATTACAACAAAGTTTGAAGAGGGCTATGACCTTATAGGCCCAAGGAGAGCATATAAGAATATAAAGACTATCCCAGCTCACATGAATGAAGAGGATATAAGAAAGCTTGAAGATGTTGTGAGTACATATTTTCTTGGAGTTAATCTTGAAAAGATAGGTGATTATGATTTTGATACCATGCACAGAATGGTTGCTGGTTATTTTAACCCAGCTGGACATCCAGTAATGGATTTCTTTGACCCAGTGTCATTTGACATCATAAACAATGGCGGGAAAGTTTATTACTTAGATTATGAAGATTATGGTTCATGTAATGATGAGGGAAGTTTTGATAATGATGACCCAAAGATGAATGAGCTTTTTGATTTCGGAAATAAATTGATTCACTTCGCAGGGATTGGTTCTGGAATGAATTTCTTCTACAATGGAAATGGAAACGTTCCTGTTACATATACAGAATGGGCAAAGAAAAGATTTGCGCTTTACATGAAAGTTTTCTATAATGAAGATATAGAATTTGAATACGGAAAAGAAGATTACGAATTAGTAAAAAAATATTTTTAAATGAATAATATTAAAATATCATGTCCCTGGGAACTTGAGTTTGACCTTGAGCACGAAAAACAAATCGAGCTTTATGTTGACCAAATACCAAGAAACCCAATTCCAGAAGATACAGTGAGATTTGTATTCTTATTGGAGCCGCCTGAGATTATGGATATATCTCCACAAGCGCTCCAAGGGATTAGAGCAGGTACATATAATCACCTGTTTACGCACAACCAAGCTCTTTTGGATGCTACAGATAAGTCTAGTGTGTTCCCATTGGCATCAACTTGGATTAGAGGATATGAGTTCCCAGGGAAATCTTTTTCTGTATCAACTCTTGTTGGCGGAAAGAAGATGGCTGCAGGACACCTGCTTAGACAAAAGGTGTGGTTTAAAGAAGATAAGATTAATATTCCAAGAAATTTTTTCTTAAGTGGAAATCATAATTCGGGGGTTGAAAATTTTAATAACAACCCTGTTCTTGGAGATGATAAAAAACCTTTATTTGATAGTCAGTTTCATATCTGCATAGAAAATATTAGTAGAAGAAATTGGTTTACAGAAAAACTTATTGATTGTCTCATTACAAAGACAGTACCTATCTATTGTGGTTGTCCAAATATTAAGGACTGGTTTGATACAAGAGGCTTTATTATGGCTGATACATTGGCAGAAATAGTAGAAGCTTGCAATAATCTTACTGAAGAAACATATAATGAAATGCTTCCTTATATTGAGGAAAACTATAAAAGAAGTCTTGAATATGCAGACGTTGCTGTTAGACTTAAAGATGAAATAACAAAAAGAATATAATGAGTTACATTCTCGACATAAAACCAGGTGATAGACATATTTTTCTTCATATACCAAAAAATGGAGGAATGTCTGTCGTTACTGCTTTGAAAAAATACAATAGGAGCCCAAGCTTTCAAACAAGACTAAACCCTAATATGAAAGGTCATTTTTCATATTTGGAAACAGAGAAAATAATAGACAAAAAACCTAGTGGATTTATATATTTCTGCACAATAAGAAACCCGTGGGAAAGAATGGTTTCATTTTATACTTATACTGGACAAAATAAAGCAACTGTTAGTGGGTTTTATAAATTACATGAAGCAATATCAAGCGGGATGACTTTTGACGAATTTGTTCCAGCGTTTATAGAAGATGAGAGAAGAGAGTTTAGACCTCAAATTGATTACATAGTTGATGAAGATGGAGAATTAGCTTTTGATAATTTTCTAATGCTTGATAATATTGAAAGTGGTTTAGTTAAATTTTTAACAGACATGAAAGCTCCTGGAGCAGGTTCAGTTGGGGTTAAAAAAATAAACACCTCAACCCACAAACACTATAAAGAATTTTATACTTCACAAGAAACAATTGATATAGTTGCTGATTACGAAAAAGGAATAATAGATAAATTTAATTTTGAGTTTTGAAAATAATAATAACGACACATCCATTTACTAGGATAAATGAAGGGCTTCTAAATTTAGAAAAAGAGGGGGCAGTAATAAAATTTAATCCACACGAAAGAAAAATGAGTCCCCAAGAACATAGGGACTTTTTAATTTCTGAGCAACCAGATATGATTATAGCTGGAACAGAAATGTATATCTCAGAAGTTCTTGACCTTTGTCCAAACCTTAAACTGATAAGTAGGGTTGGAATTGGTATGGATTCTGTAGACCTTGAAGCATGCAATGAGAGAGGAATAAAAGTTACAAATACTCCAGATGCTCCAACCAATGCTGTTGCAGAACTTATCATCGGACAAATATTAACTCTTGCCAGAAATATTAATAGAGCTGATGCTAAAATTAAAATGGGCGGATGGAAAAGGTATATTGGTCGTGAAATCAGAAACTGTAACGTTGGAATAATTGGCTGCGGAAGGATAGGCTCAAGTGTTCTTGAAAAGATAAAAGCATTCGGTCCAAATAAGATTTACATCAACGACATCATAAAAGAAAAAGTTAAGGACAAACTAGTTCCAGTAGAGATTGACAAAATATTCTTCGCCTCTAAGGAAGAGATACTTAAAGAGTGTGACATCATAAGTATTCACATCCCATTTAGTGAAGAAAATAAAGGTTTTATTTCCAAGTCAGAATTGGAAATGATGAAAAAAAATTCTATTATTATAAATAGCTCAAGAGGTGGTATTATAAATGAAGAAGATTTATGTCTCTGGCTGAGGGAAAACAAAGATGCTAGTGCTGCTATTGACGCTTTTGTTGTAGAACCATATGTTGGTGAACTTAGAGAATTAAAAAACACCCTATTAACATCTCATATGGGCAGTTGCTCAAAACAGAGTAGGGAAGATATGGAAGCACAATCAATTGGGAATGTAATTACTTTTTTAGAAAATGATTAAAGCAGGTATAATAGGATTTGGTAAGATGGGACAAATAAGAGCCAAAGCATTTGAAGAATGCGGAGGTGAAGTTTCTATTGTATATGAATATGATAAGAATATATCTACCGAAGATTATGAAGTAGCAGAAGATGTTGATGCAATTTTTAATGCTGATGTTGATGCTATCTTTGTTTGCACTCCAAACAGCTTTAATAAAGAATATGTTATCAGAGGATTAGAAGCTGGCAAGCATGTATTCTGTGAAAAACCTCCTGCGTTTACTCCAGAAGAAGTTGAAGAAATTATGAAAGTTGAATCTAAGTGTGAAGGAAAACTTATGTACGGATTCAACCACAGGCATCATGATAGTGTAAGATATATGAGAGAAATGGTTTCTTCTGGAGAGCTTGGAAAGGTGATTTGGATGAGAGGTAGATATGGGAAAAATGTTGATGAAGATTTCTTTAAGGGATGGAGAGCAGATAAAAATATGTCTGGTGGTGGAATACTAATTGACCAAGGAATACATATGCTTGATTTGTTTATGTATATGACATCTGATTTTGACAAAGTTCAAGCGTCTGTTACAAATAGCTACTGGAAGATTGATGGAGTTGAAGATAATGTTTTTGCTATCCTAGAGAATAGTAAAAATGGAATCACCGCATCACTTCATTCAACGATGACTCAATGGAGACATTTGTTTGCATTTGAAGTATTTCTTGAAAATGGATACATGACTTTAAATGGTCTTAAAACATCTTCTGGAGCTTATGGTAATGAGATACTTACAATAGCAAAAGGAAAGACAAGGCTTACAGAAGAGAGGTTTGAATATGAAGTAGATAACTCTTGGAAGTCAGAGGCTAAATACTTCATAAAGGCAATAGAAAAAAATATACCTATTGGAATAGGTAATTCATATGATGCCCTCAAAGTAATGAGAGTGATTGATAAAATTTATAAAAGTAAAGACAATGGATAAAGAATGGATTGAAAAATATATGGAAGATGTTAAGAGTAAAATTATGAGTGATGACCTTGCTGATAATATGATTGCTATGAAGAATCTTATACTTGAAACTCGTGCAAATAAGGGGCAAATCATTTTTGCTGGTAATGGAGCAAGTACGCTTATCGCCAATCACGGAGCACTTGATTATGTTAATCAACTTGGAGTAAAAACAATGAGCGTAGAGTCTGCAGAGTTTATTACAGCTGCAGGTAATGATTTTGGATATGAAGGTATATTTGAAAGATTCGTTAATCTTTATGCTGAAGAAGGAGATATGATTGTTGTAATCAGTTCAAGTGGTCGCAGTATGAATGTAATCAATGCTGCTAACAAAGGAAAAGAGCTTGGATGCCAAGTAGTTACGTTTAGTGGATTTGCAGAAGATAATCCATTAAGGAGTTGTGGAGATGTAAATTTCTATGCTGAATCTAATGAGTATAACA